CTTTATATTTTCTCCGGGGGTAAAATTTGATATTTGGTTTTACATCAGCCAAGGGGCGCTCAGACTACTCCTTTCTGAGCGGTTCCTTAATCCTCCTACCGCTTCTTTCACGGTTTGGGCTTCCCTTGGGTGACGTAAAAGAGGAGATAAGTTAATGGGAAGACGAAAAAAGTCTACTGAAAGTGGGCAAGAAGTTAAACTAAGACCTGCCTTATCTCCCGAAGCCTGGGAGAATAGACAGATATATTTAGCCAACCGGCTAGCAGAGCAACAAATGATTGACGGCACTGCCTCATCGCAGGTCATTACTCATTTTTTAAAGCTTGGTACGACTAAAAACCAGCTTGAGATCGAAAAACTAAGAGCTGAAACAGCAAAAGCCAACGCACAGGCTGAAGCTATTAAGGCCGGTAAACGTGATGCAGAACTTTTGGAGAAAGCGATGCGGTGCTTCTCTCTTTATCGTGGAAAAGAAAACGAAGATGATGAGGAGAATGGTGATGAGTACGAAGAAGATTATTAAGACTTATAGTGAACTCATCCAGCTTCCAACATTTGAAGACCGTTTCCGCTATCTTAAGTTACATGGAGCCGTTGGCAGAGACACTTTTGGCGCGGACCGATATTTCAACCAGAAATTTTATCGCTCGCCAGAGTGGAAACGAATACGAGATCAGGTAATAGTCAGAGACGGCGCTTGCGATCTTGGTATTGAAGGGAGAGATATTCTTGGTAAGGTGATTATTCACCATATGAATCCGTTCACAATCGATGACATGACTGGAGAGGACGCTATGGAGCTTCTTAATCCAGAGTATCTGATCTGCGTCAGCCACGATACGCACAATGCAATACACTACGGAGACGAGAGCCTTCTTCCAGAGGTATATGTAGAACGAAGACCGAACGACACATGTCCGTGGTTAACTTGAGAGGGGGTAACTATGTAACATGAATGAAAGTATTCTAACTTCAATTAAGAAGCTATTGGGCATTACCGAAGAATACACACACTTCGATGCCGACATCATCATGCACATCAATTCGGTGTTTATGATTCTTATGCAACTTGGGATCGGACCAACCGACGGGTTCTCTATTTCAGATGACTCTGCTGTTTGGTCCGATTTTTTGTCAGATGCTACTTGGCTTGAGAGTGTTAAGTCGTATGTCTATCTCAAAGTTAAGCTCGTATTTGACCCGCCTCAGAGCGGAACCGTTATTGGATCAATAGAAAAGCTTATTGCTGAGTTTGAATGGCGATGCCAGGAAGAGCAGGACTTTAGAAATGGTTAACGAACTTTACCATCATGGCATTCTCGGACAACGCTGGGGTATAAGACGATATCAGAACAAAGATGGAACTTTAACCAAGGCTGGTAAAAGACGATATAAAGAAATTGTTAACAACTATAAAAAGTCGATGTTATATGAAGATAGAACTGACTATAAACAGTTAAAGATCGATCGAAGCGGAATTACAAAGGGAAATGATGATTTAATAAAAAGCGGGTCTACTATAAACAGATGGGCTGATGCCGGGGAAACGCTTGATCATAATCGAAAATATGCTAGTTTAACGTACGACGATAAACAGCGATATTCTGAACTAGCAATGGAAGGCATGATAAATGTAAAAGATCGTCTTAATACAAAATTATATACCTATGAGTCTGTAAAAGACTTAAAAGTTGCTTCGGAAAAGAACGTTGTAGACTATGTTTTTAGTAAATACGGCGATAAGCGTCTTCGAGATTTTTATGATGAGCACAATGATTTAGCATTGTCATATGAAATGCGGAATGAATTTGGTGAAAGAAAATATTTTGCCGATTTGTCAAAAAGAGATGTGAAGTTAATTGAAGCGGCACAAAAGACGTCTTTTAATGATAACTACAAATCAGCGGCGAGTTTTTTACAGAAAACTTTTGCCGATAATAAAACTATGAATGAAATTAGCGAGCATTATAAGAAACTTGGATATGACGCTATTGTTGATATAGAAGACAGTGGATTTGCTGATTATCCAATCATACTCCTTGATCCACAAAATTCAGTGAAACTAACAAGCGTCGGATAATATATACGCAAAATTTTCAGGTCCTTTTATGAAAGGGAGAGAGTATAAAGTGGCGATTGCTGCTTTCTCTTCTTTTTTTTTTTTATTTGGAGAAAACATGCGACAAGATGAATTATATCATTTCGGTATATTGGGGATGAAATGGGGCGTCAGGAGATTCCAGAATAAAGATGGAACATTAACCAGCGCCGGTAAGAAACGTTATGACGATAACGGTGATGAAGATAGCTTTGTTCTGGAAAAAGGAACTAAAGCATATCGCATAGCCAATGCTGATGATAAACAAACTACCGGGCACCAGTATATGAGTGTTACCGATAAAGACAGAGAAACTTATCAAGAATTAGGTTCCGAAGGTGGTTTGTTTCTTGATTATCACAAAATGTATGGGGAACATACAAAGGAATTAACTCAGGACGTTCGCGTTAAACGTGGTGAAAAAGTAGTCGAGGATCTTATTAATAAATATGGTGGTAAAGACGCGGATACTTTGATGTCCGATTTGAACAATAGAAAAGAACTTGAAAAGCGTTTTAAAGATGCAGAAGCTAGATCGGACTATATCGAGGACTTTGATGGAAAATACTTTGATACCGAGCTTGACGAATGGAGTAAGCAAAACACGTCTAGAGACCGACTAGATAAATTTGTTACTGATACATTATCAAAGCATGTTGACGAAGTTATAGCGGACTATAAAAAACAGAACAAATACGGAGCTATAGTCGATCCTAACGATTGGGTTTCAAACATGGCTGACTTACCATTGATAATGTTTGACCCGGAAAAGAGAACGGCTAATAAAGGATTTACCAGATATAACTGAATAAAGGAACAATTCAAAATGGCACTATCGAACACTGCTGTACCGAAGTATTACGGCGAGTTTCGAGATGCCGTAATCAGAGGAGAGATTCCTGTCAATGAACAAATCTCTCTAGAGATGAATAGGATCGACAAGCTGATTGATGATCCTAAAATTTACTATGATGAATCAGTTGTAGAGGGCTGGATTTACTTCTGCGAAAACGAAATGACGCTTACTGATGGAGGGGACGTACATGTCCTCTTTTCTTTTAAGCTTTGGGCAGAGCAACTTTATGGTTGGTATTATTTTATTGAGAAAAGCGTATACAAACCGAACGGAGATGGTTCCGGTGGACACTATGTCACAAAGCGAATAAAGAAACGTCTTATCAATATTCAGTATTTGATCGTGGGGCGAGGCGCTGCTAAGTCACTATACGATACATTCGTACAGGCTTACACACTCGTTGTAGACAGATCTACCACACATCAGATAACTACCTCTCCGACAATGAAACAGTCTGAGGAAGTAATGCAGCCTTTTGCTACAGCCATTACACGAGCTAAAGGTCCGGTGTTCCAGCTAATGACTCAGGGTTCTGTTCAGAACACTACTGGAAACCGGATGAATAGAAAGCATCTATATTCTTCCAAAAAGGGTATCGAGAACAACTTTACTAATAGTTACCTGGAGATTCGTCCGCTCAAGATTGACAAACTTCAGGGACTGAGAGTCAAATGTGCGACGCTTGATGAATGGCTTTCTGGTGATCTTCCTGAAAACCCGATTACCGCTATTCAGCAGGGTGGAGCAAAGGGGTTGGCTCCTGACTATATCATCTTAGCCACCAGTTCAGAAGGAACGACCCGAAACGGTATTGGCGACACTATTAAGATGGAGCTGATGGACATTCTTACCGGTAAGTATAACAATCCTCATGTCTCGATTTGGTGGTACAAACTTGACAATATTAAGGAAGTTGACAATCCGGACATGTGGGTTAAAGCAAACCCTAATCTCGATCTCACAGTTTCTTATGAGACCTATCAGGAAGAAGTCCAAAAGATGAAAAACGTCCCTTCGGCTAGGAATGAAATCTTGGCGAAGAGATTTGGTATCCCCACGGAAGGTCATACATACTTCTTCACATATGAAGAAACACTCTTACACCGAAAAAGAGAGTTCTGGCAGCTACCATGTGCTATGGGCGGCGACTTGTCAATGGGTGATGACTTCTGTTCTTTCACATTTCTATTCCCTTTTCAAAATGGGTCATTCGGAGTAAAGACACACAATTACATAACAGAACATACACTATTCAAACTTCATCCATCTTTGCGTCAGCAGTATGACAAGTTTATAGACGAGGGAAGTTTAATCATCATGCCAGGCACTGTTCTTGACATGATTGACGTGTATGAAGATCTAATCAAATACATTGATGACAATCAGTATGATGTTAGGTGTTTTGGTTACGATCCATACAACGCAAAAGATTTCGTAGAGCGTTGGGCAAAAGAAAATTCTCCTTACGGGATAGAGAAGGTGATTCAGGGTGCCCGTACAGAATCCGTTCCTCTTGGTGAGTTAAAGAAACTTGCTGAGGAGCGGCTTCTTTTGTTTGACGAGGAACTTATGAAATTTGCGATGGGTAACTGTATCACTTTGGAGGATACAAACGGTAACAGAAAACTTTATAAGCGGCGATACGATCAGAAGATTGATGCTGTTGCCGCTATGATGGATGCCTATGTGGCATATAAGTTGAACAGAGAGGCATTCGAATAATGTATTACGATGAACTTTACCATCATGGCATTAAAGGTCAGCGATGGGGTGTAAGGCGATTCCAAAATAAGGACGGATCACTTACAAAATTAGGACAAAAACGAGTTGATAAGGCTCAGAGGAAAGCCACCAAATCAGAACGTGGCGGATTTCTTGTTAAAAAGAAAACTCCAACTGTTGAACGAGCTACAACGGATGAGCCTGTTAATCCGAATGATCTTAACGCCAGATTTAGGCAAATGACCGGTGATAACACAAAATCTGCAGGTAGAGGTCGAGTATCAGAACTTGCTGGATTGGCTGGTATTGCTGGTATTGCTGGTAGCGCGGCAGCTTTATACAAGTTGAATAACAACAAAGTGGATAAACCCGAAGCTTTTACAAAGAAAGCACCAGAACGACCAAAAGTGCCAGAAGACGTTATGACCAGCACCGAGTCTTATCAAAAATTTAATAGAGCTAAAGGCATTTATGACTACGAAAACAAGAACTTTAATGCCGAGAAAGCCGAATACGACAACAAAATGGCCAAGTATAACGAAAAGCTTAACGCCAGGTTAAACTTGACCAAATCCGCTTTAGACGCTACTAAAGGAGCTTCTACCGGAATTGTCAACATGATGGAAAAATCCAATGAGCGAAAGGCTGAGCAAAAGGCAGCGTCTCTTGATCTCTCTCATTACTCGGAGAAAGAACTTAGAGATTACGTTAACCGATACCAGGCGGAAGAAGCATTTCGCAACGTCGCTAAGAAACAATACAATTCTGGGCGATCAAAGACAATGGAGTATATAGAAACCGCTGGAGCTCTTGCTGGTGTTGGCGCATCAATACTTGGTTTCTATACAGCTTATAAACAGGCCACTAGAAAGTAAAGGGAGAATTCAAAATGCCGGACTTTTCAATAGGTTCCAGGTTCAAACAGGCTTGGAACGCGTTCTTCAATAAAGATCCTACTCCAGAATACGATTTTGGTTCTTCCTATTATCATCGACCGGATAGAACACACTACACACGAGGAAACGATAGATCCATCGTCACATCTGTATTTAATAGAATATCTCTAGATGTGGCATCTATAGGCCTTAAACACGTTCAGCTAGATAAAGATGGACGCTATGAGAAAGATATTCTCTCAGGATTAAATAACTGTTTAACGCTGGATGCCAATCTGGATCAGACAGGCCGAGCGTTTATTCAGGATGTCGTCGCGTCCATGATGGATGAGGGTTGCGTCGCTATTTGCCCAATAGTTACAGATGACGATCCAACCAAATCCGACTCCTACGGGATCGAAAACATTAGGGCTGGTAGAATTGTACAGTGGTATCCGTCTATGGTTCGTGTCGAACTATACAACGAATTCACTGGCAAAAAAGAAGAGGTCGTTTACCAAAAGCGTATGGTCGCTATTGTCGAAAATCCTCTTTATGCGGTGGTTAACGAACCGAACTCAACCGCTAAACGTCTTATGCGAAAACTGTCTCTTTTGGATTTTATCGACGAACGTAATGGTTCTGACAAACTCAACATGCTCATTCAGTTGCCTTATGGTACGAGCAGAGATCGCCTTAGAGACAGAGCACAAAAGAACATAGCCAGCATTGAAGAACAGCTTTCTAACTCTCGATTCGGAATAGCTTATACAGATTCTGCAGAGCATGTGTTTCAGCTTAACCGTCCTTTGGACAACACGCTTCTTGGGCAGATCGAATTCCTTACTGGTCTTCTTTACAGTCAGCTTGGAATAACCAAGGAGATTATGGATGGTACGGCTACTCCAGAAACCATGCTCAATTACTATACCAGAACTATTGAGCCGATCTTGGCTGCTATTTCTGATGAGATGAAAAGGAAGTTCCTTACTCAGAATGCTAGAACCAGAGGGCAGACAATTGCCTACTATAGAGACCAGTTTAGATTGGTTCCTCTTGACAAGCTTTCTGAAATGCTTGGAACAATGATCACAAACCGAGTCATGACTTCTAATGAGGCGAGACAGATTATCGGCATGAAACCGTCCAACGATCCTAATGCTGATAAGCTAACCAACCCGAATGTGGATACGGTCGAAAGCACAGACAAGGGTGCGGAAGAACAACCTGAAACTAAAGAAACAGTAGATAAAGGAGAAAATCAAAATGTCGAGGAAACCTGACTTTTGCGGGTATGTAACTCGCAATGACGTTTTGTGCTCCGATGGAAGAATCATCAGAAAAGATGCTTTTAAAGATTGCGATGGTCAAACAGTACCTCTTGTGTACAACCATGATCACGACAACCTAGACGCTGTTATCGGCCACGCAGAGCTGATTAATCGTCCTGATGGCGTGTTCAGTAATTGCTACCTCAACATGGATGTTGAAAACGGCAAACTTGCTAAAGCACTTATTGCACATGGCGATATTACTGGACTTTCTATTTACGCAAATCGTCTGAAGCAGAATGGTTCTGATGTTGTTCATGGCAAGATCCGCGAAGTAAGCATCGTTCTTGCTGGTGCGAATCCTGGAGCATTCATTGAGCCGAAAAGTGTAACCCATTCCGATGACGGAAGTGAAACGGTCGATGAGGCCGTTATTTTTATGGGTGAAAACTTTGAGCTCTATCATGCCGACGAAAAGGAGAAGAAAGTGGCTGAAGATTCTACAAAGAAAGAGGACACAAAACCCGAGTCCGAAGAAAAAGACACCGATGATGGCGAGGAAACCATCAAAGATGTGTTTGAAACAATGAACGAAAAACAGAAAAAAGTCGTTTACGCTCTTGTTGGCGCTGCTATCGAAGATGCCAAAGAGGGTGGTGATAAAGACGATAAAGACGAGGAGAAAGAAAATATGAAACACAACGTATTCGATCAGGATGCACAGCAGCAGGGCGACGTTCTCACTCACTCTGATCTCAATGAGATCGTTGTTTCAGCAAAGAATACCAATGCGTCCTTCAGAGATACCTTCAACGGCTATCTTGCACAGAACAACCTCGAGCTGGTTCACGATGGTCTGACCAGCAGCGGCTTCAATCAGGATACTACCGTTGACGGCAACATCACCTGGCTGTTTCCTGAATACCAGCTTCATGGCCCCAAGACCCCACAGCTTCTGACCGATGATCAGAGTTGGGTTTCTTCCATTATTAACGGAACAACCAAGCTTCCTTACAGCCGTGTAAGAACTCGCCACGTTGACATCAGAAACGTTAACGGCAACCACGATGATCTTCGCGCAAGAGGATATCAGAAGGGCCAGCAGAAAGATTTCGTCGGAAACTATGAGCTGATGCGTAGAGAGACCGATCCTCAGACCATCTATGTTGAGTCCGAGCTCGAGAGAGATGACGTTATCGATATCACTGATTTCGATTATGTACAGTGGCAGTACAACATCGACCGTATGCAGCTTGAGCAGGAGCTGGCAACTGCGATCCTGCTTGGCGACGGTCGTCAAAACGGTGCAAAGGGTAAGATCTATCCTACTCATATTCGTCCTATCTGGACTGACGATGATCTTTACACAATTCACAAAGACATTGACATTGAGGCTGCTCGTACTGAGATCCAGGGTACTGAGACCGGTTCTTACTTCAGTGATAACTTTATCTATACCGAGGCTCTGATCGCAGCAGTTCAGGATGTATTCATCGATTTCATGGGTACCGGTACTCCTGATATGTACATCGATCCTTGGATGCTCAACAAACTCATGCAGGCTCGTGATCGTAACGGCCGCAGAATTCGCAGCAATATTAACGAGCTGGCAAGCGAACTGAACGTTGGTTCTATCCATCGTGTACAGCAGTTCAAGAACCGGATCAGAACCGACGCCCAGGGCAATCAGCACAAGCTTCTTTGCATCATTGGTAACATGAAAGACTATGGTGTCGGCAGCACAAAGGGTGGCGAGATCACTCACTTCACTGATTTCGATATCCGCTTCAACCAGCTGATCTCCCTGATCGAGACTCGTCTGTCTGGCGCTACAATGGGTCTGTATTCCTTCATCGTTATCGAAGAGCCCGTATCTGGAAACTGATAAGGAGGTGCTCCTATGTCTAACACAACAAAGAAAGACGCCCTGAAAGCAATTCTTACAGCATTCGGGCAGACGACCACCGAAAAGACCGAGAAGGCTCTACTGTTTCAGATTGCAGAGTCTTTCCAGACTGCGGTCGAAGAAGGAAGCATCGTGATTAATGTTCTTGAGCTTCCTGCCGTGAGTGCTTCTGATAACGGAAAAATCCTTGGCGTTGCCAATGGAGTGTGGGATGTTATTGATGCACCAACGGAGCTTCCTTCGGTTAGTTCTACCGACAATGGTAAAGTTCTTGGTGTTGTCGAAGGTGAGTGGGTTGCTGTGGATACTACTCCGGAAGAAACGACCGATTCCGAGACTTGAGTAAATCAAAGGGGATTTCAAAATGAGCAAATATTTTGGAAAAATCGGCTTCGGTGTAACTGAGGAAATTCGACCTGGTGTTAGCTTGCTTAAAATTACCGAGGGAGAATATTATGGCGAAATCGTGAGGAACTCACGCCGTTTAGAAAACGGTGGTAAAGTCAACGACGATCTGAATATTAACATGACTCTCAGCATCGTTGCCGACCCCTTTGCATATCAAAACTTTCACAGTATTAAATATGCGGAATATATGGGCGCAAAATGGAAAGCGACATCGGTAGAACCGCAGTATCCAAGACTGATTCTGACATTAGGAGGTGTGTATAATGGCGAAGATGATTAATGATCGTCTGGCATTACACGAACTTCTTTGTGAAAAACTCGGAAGTAGAAATGTATATTTTCAACCCCCAGAGTCAGTAAAAATGAAGTATCCGGCTATACAATATAGTCGGAACAGAATAGAAAATACGTCAGCCGATAACATTGTCTATAAACAAGCTGTGTCTTATACCATTACGGTTATTGATAGAGATCCTGATAGCGAGATTGTCGAACGGGTTTCTACAATACCGCACATTATGTATGACAGATCCTATATCGCTGACAATTTAAACCACGACGTGTTCAGATTATTTGTATAAGGAGAAATATTATGCCTAATACTAAGCCTAAACTTGTATGGGACAAAGTTGGTGAAAAGCTGTGGGAGACAGGTGTAGATCGCACTGTTCTGTTTCCTATGAACTCTTCTGGTGGCTATGCCGCTGGCGTCGCTTGGAGCGGCATCACAGCTATTAACGAGTCTCCATCCGGCGCGGAGCCTACTAAAATCTATGCTGACAACATCGTATACGGCATTCTCATGAGTCCTGAGGAAGATGCTCTTACGATCGAAGCATTTACCTATCCCGATGAGTATGCAGAGTGCATCGGTGAAGCCAATGTTGGCACAGGAGCTGTTATCAAGCAGCAGTCTCATAAGCATTTTGGCCTTGCATATCGTACTATGATCGGTAATGATACCGTTGGTACCGACCACGGCTATAAGCTTCACATCTTCTGGGATTGCATCGCTGGTGCATCTGAGGATAGCAACTCTACAATTAACGACAGTCCTGAGCAGAAGACCTTCTCTTGGTCTGTATCTACTCTTCCGGTTGCTGCTACAGGATTCCAGCCTACAGCTTGCATGGTTATTGATTCCACAACTATCCCGGAAGGCAAGCTTACTCAGATCGAGAATCTTCTGTATGGTATTGCCGGTGAAGGTCAGGGGCAGGGTACAGATGCTTCCCTTCCTAGCTTCGACGCTATCAAGGCTATTCTCGACGCAACTTGATCTAAGATTAGTTTTTCAAAATAACGAATTTTTAGGGCTACTTGGACGAGATCTGAGTAGCCTTTTATTTTTTCACTTGAAAGGAGTACCAAATGATTAGCAGAACAGTTAAGTATGTTGACTATTTCGGCGTAGAAAAAGAGGAAACTTTTTGGTTCAACATGTCCAGAACAGATCTTATGCGCTTGGAAGCAAGCGAAGAAGGGGGATGGGAAGATCGACTTCGTAAGATGATCGATACAAAGGATGCAAACCAGGCTTATCTCTTCTTCGAGCAGTTCATCAAAGAATCGTACGGCGTAAGAACTCCTTCTGGCGGATTCGACAAAGACGAACGTCATTACAAAGAGTTCAGATCGTCCGCGGCTTATGATGAATTTGTATGGTATTTCATCGAGCATCCCGATGAGGCGGGAGCATTCATCAATGGTATTGTAGCATCTGTGAAGAAGAGCGAAGCCTCCGACAAGATCGATGCGATCATTGCCGAACAGACAAAGCTCACCGGAAGTAAGGTGATGGATTTTGTTACACCTGCTAATCCCTGAACGCGATCTGTGGGATCCAGTTAGAGAAATATTTATTCATGTTGACGAAGTCAGTATAGATCTTGAGCATAGTCTCGCCGCGGTTTCAAAATGGGAGGCCAAATGGCACATACCGTTTCACGACGACCGGAAAGAAAAGACCTTTGAGCAGAACATTGACTACATACGATGTATGTGCCTAACAGAAAATGTTGATCCGAATCTATTTTATTGCATAACGGAAGAAAATGTTAAAGAGATTATGGATTATATTGGTGATTCTAATACGGCAACGTGGTTTAACGACACTAATAAACGACGTACCGGAAAACGAGAAATCATCACAGCAGAGATTATCTATTACTGGATGACTACGTACAACATTCCTTCCGAATATGAGCATTGGCATTTAAACAAATTGATGACTTTGCTTCGCGTTTGCGCCGAAAAGAATAATCCCGACAAAAAGAAGACAAAAGGCGTTGACATGGCTGCACAAAGACGTGCTCTTAATGCCGCCAGAAGACAGAAGTATAAAACTAGGGGGTAGAACATGATCTCTTTTGAACAAAAGGGTGATTTCTCAAAACTTACTAGTTTTCTGAATAATTTAAAAGGAGTCTTTGGGCTAAGCGACCTCGATAAGTACGGAAAACGAGGCGTTGATGCATTGGCTTCTGCTACTCCGTATGACACAGGTAATACGGCTGGAGCATGGTATTACAAAATTAATAGAGATGGCGGTTCTGTCTCTATTGAGTTTTGTAATAGAAATGTTAACCAGGGTGTTCCTATTGCAATAATACTGCAATATGGACATGGGACTGGAACTGGTGGCTGGATAGAAGGGCGAGATTACATTAATCCTGCTATCCAGCCTATTTTTGACGAAATATTAAATGACGTGTGGAAGGAGGTTTGCAAGTGAGCAACACTATTGACGAACGCGTTGTAAAGATGCAATTCGATAATGCATCATTTGAAAAGAACGTGCAAACCTCTTTGAGCACGATCGCTAATCTTAAAAATGCTTTGAATTTTGGAAAGGTTGATCTTTCTGGAATAGCGTCAAACATTGAAAAGATTACAGATAAAGTCACCGGAATGGGCGGCATATGGGATACTATTTGTCATAGGATGGTCAATCTTGCTGTGGATACAGGACAGAAGATAGCTAATGCATTTGTCTTCAATCCGCCTTCCGATGGTTTTAAAGAGTATGAACTCAAAATGAACTCTCTTAAAGTCATTATGGAGAGTTCACATTCCTCTCTAGAAGAGGTAAATAAATACCTTAACGAACTGAACAAATACTCTGACCAAACTATTTATTCGTTTTCAGACATGACTGCCAGTATCGGTAAATTTACTAATGCTGGTGTTGACCTTGAAACATCTGTAAACGCTATTAAGGGTATTGCTAACGAAGCCGCTCTTGCTGGGGCAAGCACTAACGACGCGTCTAGAGCAATGTATAACTTTGCCCAGGCTTTGTCGGCAGGTTCTGTAAAACTTATTGACTGGAAATCTATTGAAAATGCCAATATGGCTACAAAAGATTTCAAAGAAGAATTAATTAAAACTGCTGTTGAGTTGGGCACGTTGAAAAAGTCTGGCGACGATTATATTTCAACAACCACCGACATGCAGGGTAAAACTTCGCAGGCTTTTAACGCTACAAAAGGGTTTAACGATTCACTTGCTCATCAGTGGATGACAACCGATGTTCTTACCACCACTCTTGGACGATATGCCGATGAGACAACTGACGTTGGCGCAAGAGCTACAAAAGCCGCAACAGAGGTAAGAACATTCTCGGCAATGATGGATGCTCTAAAGGAAGCCGTTGGTTCCGGATGGGCACAGACATGGGAAATTATATTCGGTAACATGGAAGAAGCTACCGAATTTTGGACGAGTATAAACGATGTTCTTAGTGGATTCATAGGAAAGTTCTCGGACGCCAGAAACACTGTTCTTCAGGGATGGAAAGACCTTGGTGGAAGAGCAAAACTCATCGAAGGTCTTACGAATGTTTTTCATATTTTTGGAAACGTTCTTAAGCCGTTAAAAGATGCAATCACTCTTGTTTTTCCTCCGATTACTGCTAAAAACATTGTTGATATAACCAATAAATTTGCCGAATTTACTGGGAAAATCAGGGAAGCAACCGAATTCTTTCCGATGAAGATATTCGGTGATAAAGATACCAAAGGGTTTGACACTGAAGCACAGCATCTTGAAAAGTTTGCTGAAAAAAGCAGCACTCTTGGAAAGACTGCTACTAGTGTTTCAAAGGAAACCAAAAAAGCCGCAGAAGAGATAACCAAAGACTGGAGTAAAGTAAGAGAAGCGGCTAAAGCTGTTATTAACGGTGATTACGGAAACGATTCTTATCGAAAGGATTCTCTCAAGAAAGCAGGCTTTGATCCAGACGAGATTCAGGCTTACGTTGACAAAGTTCATGAACTGTCTAATGGAACCTGGGATTTGTCGGATAAGACTCTTGCCGCTGTTGAGAAATCTCTCGGATCAGTTGAAAAGACTGGTGAAGGAGCTAAGAAGGCATCTGATAAAGCTACTGATGCTACGAAAAAAACTGGAGAAGAAGCAGAAAAGACAGCAGATAAAGTAGCCGAATCAACAAAGAAAACGGCAACGGCAGAGGAAGAAGCCAACGCAACTATTCAGCGTACAATGAATGAGTGGCGTGATAAAACTATGGAAATTACCGATGCAGGTAATCTTCTTACGTTTTCGATCGCTAACGGTATGTCTGGCGTTATCAATCTGTTTAAGAGCGTTGGTAAGGTTTTAGGGGTGTTTGGAAAAGCCTGGGGTGATTCGTTCTCAGGCGTAACTATCACCATGGACCATCTTGTTATGCTTGACGAAGCTATGGGCAACTTTGTTAATAAGATGTCCATTAGTGAGGGTAGCCTTAACAAGTTTTACGACGTTTTTAAGAGCATATTTACCGTTGTTAAATCTGTAAGAGATTCTATTGTAAAGATGGCAATCTCCGCATTGCCGGTTCTACTTAACGTTGTTACAAATGCAATAACGGTTGGCGGAAATGTTCTTAGTGTTATTGGAACTATTATTGGTTCTATAGCAGAATTTGTGAACAAGACACAATTAATTCAAAATGTGTTCTCCGGGCTCTCTTTTGTTCTTAAAGAAGTTGGCTCCGCTTTGAGTTTTGTTCTTAATGTTATCGGATACTTGTCAGGCGTTATATCGAGTGCGGTCAAATACGTTGCTACATATATTAACAACTGGCACACTATGGAATTTATCGGCTATAGAGTTGCCGCTGCTTTCAGAAAGTTGAAAGGTGCTTATGTTGATCTTAAGAACCAGCTTACAAAGAAGCTTGGATTTACTAATTTCGACGAATTCACCGAAAAAGCAGACAAAGTTGTTGAAAAATTAAAAGGATTCCTTATTCCTGCTTTCCAAGGATTCATGGGAATAATCAATGACTTCGCAAGAGGAAGAACCATTTCTTTCGATTTCTTTAAGGGATTCAAAGGTGGCTCTATATTTAGCGGACTTATCGACTTTACTAAAGAGCAGGGTCTTGGAAAGAAGATCATGGCTTTTTATAACGTTGTTAGGATAAAGCTCGGAAATATTGTAAACAGTTTTAAGAAGTTATTTATTAAGAAACAGACCCCGTTAGATATTCTTGGCAGACTTATACCCTATAAGAAAGAACAGACTTTTGCTCAGAAGCTGTTTGCTTTCTATCAGGTTGTTGCTAAGAACTTAAAAGACATTCTGAGTTCTTTTGTCGGAATCTTTATTATCAAGAAAAAGAAAGACGGCTTTCTTGAGGGAATGATTCCGTTAAAGAAAGAACATGAATCTGTAAGCAAGATTATTAATTTCTTTAATAAGGCCAGAGAGCTTATCCATAATGCCATTAGCGGAATGGTTGAAAAACTGGCTGAATCCTCTTCAAACAGTAAAACTATTAATCTAGCGTCAGCTATTGGTAGTGTTGGTGGATTATCTGATGTTAAGAAGGCAAGCAAAGATTCTGAAAAGCCTTTGAACAATCTGCTTAACTCTGTTAAAAACGTTAAGACAAGCCTTTCTAATATCGATTTAGGTGAAGCTTTTAAGAAAGCATTCTCTTTTCTTAAAGAAAAAGCCATACCGACCGGCATTGATTTCTTATGTGATGCCTTTGGCCGCTTTGAAATGTTCGTGGCTAAACTTGATTTCAAGAAGCTTCTTCTTGCAGCAAAGACACTTTTAACCGTTTCCAGAATATTCAACGGAATAAAACTCGCGAAATCATTCTCCGGAATGGCGGACAGTATCGGCGGGTTCTTTGACAGTATAGGCAACAAGTTTGGCAAAGCACAGGAATCTAAGACAACTTCACTTATCAAAATAGCGGCTTCTATAGCGCTTGTTGCTAAAGCTATTAGCATGATAGCTAGCATACCAGAAGATCGTTTGGATTCTTCTGTTGGCGTTGTTGCTGGAATAGCCGTTGTTCTTAGCGGATTGGCAATAGCACTCGGTAAGATAAAATCCACAGAAGGTTCTGATCTTGGGGGAGCTACAAAATACGCTATTTCAATGGCGGTTTCAGTTCTTCTTATAGCGAAAGCTATTGCAACAATAGGTGCTATTGATAAGACACAATTGCGTGCAGCCGAAGAAGCCATAGCTGTTGTAGCTCTTGTTTTAACCGCAGCTACTATAGCGTTGTCTAGAACAAAAGGCACTTCTATGGCATCAGTAGCGGGTCCGATCGGCTTTGCGTTAGCATTGCATAAGCTCGCTAAAACAATAGCATTCATTGGAGACATTCCTGACGAGACCCTCAAAAAGGGTGAGAAGAATATTTCCAAGATCGGCAGAGCCCTTGCTGTAGCTATGGTTGCTATCGGAATGGCTAAACTCACACCATCGGCTGTGTTTGCGCCTTTGGCATTCGCTGTTGCTGTGTTCATTCTGGCAACACAAGTAATAGCTCTTGGAATGTTACCGTTTAAGACGTTACTTAAGGGCGCTGGTGTTATTAAGTTCCTTGAAAACACTATAAAATCAGCTATGACGGGGCTTGGCAAAGCAAAGATCGACCCCGGAGTCGTTGCAGCTCCATTAGCGTTTGCAGCTGGTGTTTTCGTTCTCGGCAGAACAGTTGCTAAGTTAGGCAAACTGGATCTTGGCACATTAGCCAAAGGTATTGTTGCAGTTGGTTTTATTGCAGCAATACTGGTTGGAACAATGAAATTGCTTACTATGGCCACGAAAGACGCGTCTCTGGATAGTTCTATTCTTAAGGGGATGGTTGTTTCCGCAGCGTCAATATTCATTCTCGGTTATACCGTTGCGAGACTTGGAAAACTAGACGCTGGCACATTGGCTAAAGGTATTGTTGCAGTCGGCTTTATCGCAGCAATATTATCTGCAGTTGTCATAATTGTTAGTAAGTACGCTACGGTGATAAACCCTTCGGTTATTGCTCATATGATAGCAACTGCCTTTGCAATATCTATACTGGCAGTTACTGTTGCTTTGGTTGGATTAGCGCCTTTGAAGAATATTCTTAAAGGTATCGTTGTGGTCGGAGCGGTTGCTTCCGTACTTGTCGCTACTCTGATGTTTATCAGATTTGCAAAGATCAACAAATCAGCAATAGTTGGATTAATACCGGTTGTGTTAGCCATCGTCACATTGTCAATAACCGCAGCATTAATCGGCTTGGTTCCTCTTGGAAACTTGCTAAAAGGTACTTTGGTGGTAGGTGCCATGGCAGCATTAATTATTGCAGCTATGACACTACTTACAAGAACTAGCATATCCATATCAGCTATATTTGGAATAATAGCATTTGTACTAGCCATTAACGAACTGGCTATGGTTGTACTTGCATTAGGCGTTATTCCTAAAGCGGTATTGTTAAAGGGTCTTGGTGTTGTGCTGGCTCTTGGCGCAGTTTTGACAGCAAGTCTGTTTTTAATTGGAAACTCGTCAATGGATCCGACCAAGGTAGTGGCTATTATTGCATTTATGGCCTCTATTCAAGCATTATGCTTCAGTGTATTAAGTATTGGTGTATTGCCTATAAGCGTAATAGCCAAAGGACTTGGCGTTATTACCGCTTTGGCAGTAATTATCGATGCTTCGCTTAAGCTTATTGGTAATACCAACTTTGGCGTTATCGATATTGTTGCACCGCTTGCTCTTGTTGGCGCCATTCTAATACTGGCGTTTGCAGTTGTCAAAATAGGATCTATTGATCTCGGAACTTTGGCAAAAGGTCTTGGTGCTATAGGGCTAATAACAGCTGGACTGGTCATAGCGCTTAGAGAACTTTCCGCAATTATGGGTCAGCTTATACTGATGAATACTGCTATCCCAGCTTTGATGGCTTTTGTAGCAGTTATCGGTGTTCTGTCTTATGTTGTAACAGTTCTTGGCAAAATGACTGTAGGTGACTTGGGCAAAGGTCTTGGTGGACTTGTGGTTATTGTCGCAACTATGGTTATTGCGTTCAAACTGCTGAGTGCCATCTCGCCAGATATATTAATCGTCAGTGCAGCGTTTATGGTGTTTGGCATTGCCGCTTCGTTTATTGGTGATGCGTTTATTAAGGTATCTACCGCACTTCTTATATTTACCCAGGCATTATTAATGTTTACGGCAATAAAAAGTGAGGAACAATTTGCTGGCCTTGCTGCAGGACTCGCGACACTGAGCACTGTATTAATAGTGTTTATTGGTATTGTTGTAGGTTTTGTTGCTATTCTGGCTATATTCCCAGCATTGATCGTTCCTTTAATGGCTTTTGCTGGGGCAATGCTAATGATCGGTGCCGGCTTATATTTGCTGGTATCTGCTATTGAGAAATTTATAGCAATTTCCGGTCAGATCGGTAACGCTATTGTTAACGCTATTTCATCCATTATTAATAGTGCTGGTCAAATTCTTAGTTTGATCGGTGACGCCATTTCTAAAGCTATTCAGTATATCGTCCAAAATGCTCCGGTATTTATGGAGAAAGCTGGTGGACTCATTAAGGCAGCTGTTTCCGGAATTGCAAAGAACGGTCCCAACATTGTAAAGAAAGTTGGCGAATTTATTAGTAATGCTGTTAAGTGGATACAAAAGAACTTACCCAAATGGCTTTCCGCAGGTAAGGATCTCATTCTCAAACTTGTTGCTGGTATAGCTGCTATTGCTCCTAAAATTCCTGGAAAAGTGTTAGAACTTCTGTCTAAAGGTATTTCCGCTATTCAGAAGAATCTTCCTAAATGGCTTTCCATGGGTAAGGAGCTTATTTCAAAACTTATAATGGGTCTTATTAGTCTTGCCGGAAAGATCGCGAGCGAAGCCGGTAAACTCGCAAAGAAGGCTCTTCAGGCGATTAAAAATAAGGTCGGTGAGTGGAAACAAGTTGGTAAAGATATGGCATCTGGACTAGCCAAAGGTATTATGTCTAAAGCGTCGCAGATTGCTGAAAAAGCGAAGAGTCTTGTAAAAGGTGCTATTGATGCAGCTAAGAAAAAACTTGATTCGAATTCGCCTTCTAAGGTCTTTATTAAGATCGGCGAGGACATTGATAACGGCCTTTTGATTGGTATCGATAACAACGCTAGAAAAGCTGCTTCTAGATCTAGAGTAATGGCCGAGCGAGTAATGCTTGCTGCTAAGAAACCCCTTGACACGCTTGCAGATTTGCTTAGTGGAGACATTGTTACTGATCCAACAATAACTCCTACAATGGATCTGTCAGAAATTCAAAATGACACTAGAAAACTGTATTCTATGATGTCTGATATGGACCGGTTATCGTTCAACGGTAATATTACTCTCGCCGATAATACTAATCGAAGCGTAACAGCCGATCAGCGTCGTAAAGAACAGTCTGAGAATGATACAATGAGCGCACTGATTAATGCTATTAATGGCTTGTCGGCTCTCATTGGCAACACAGGTAATGTTTATAATGTAAACGGCGTAACATACGATGATGGCAGTAATGTATCGTCTGCTGTCAGATCGCTTATTCGTGCCGCTAAGATAGAAGGGAGGGCGTGATGCCTACTATTGTTTCTAGTACCACTGGTAATATGGTGTCCAATCTTCGGGTGCGATTACAAAGCGGGAGCGATCGTTTGTTATATGCTACCTGGGAATGGAAAAAAGGAAACACTGCTAAATACAAGGTGACCTGGAGATATTATACAGGTGACGGAGTATGGTTCATTGGCAGTGAAAGCGAAGAAGAATATGGCAGTGCTGGGTGGTCCGTGCGAGTTACTTACACGGCCCCCAGTAACGCTTTAAAGGTGGCTTGCACAGTACAACCGATTTCTAAGACTTACGAGAAGAAAACGGGTAAAAATTCTACAGCAACAGTTTCTTATTGGACGGCCCAGTCCGCAACAGAAACTTACGAATTTGCAAACTCTGGCCTTCCAGCTACACCTGGTGTTCCCACAATAAGTGTGGATAAAAATTACAAACTTACGGTGGAACTTAGTGTTCCTGATAGAAACACAGAATCTATTGAGTTAGAAATTGTACAGGATAATAGAAAAACTTTTGCGACCCCGATTGTTAGTGTTACAAAACAATACGTTCGATATACATGTAAGATAACTGGCGGAAGTCAGTATAAAGTCAGGGCTAGGGGTCGCGTGAACGGATTACCGTATTTCAGTTCGACTGCAAAAACTAAAAGCATAAAAGTAGGCAAGGTATATATACACGAAGCCGTATATCCTTTTTATGCGTCTGCTTGGTCTGATTATTCGTCAAACGTTTCTACAGTTCCAAAAGCGCCGACTAAGATAACAAAGCACACCGTTGTTAGTCTTAATCAAATAAACATAGTATGGACACCGGTTGAAAATGTAACTGGTTATACGCTTGAATATACGGTAAACAAAATTTTCTTTGATCGGTCCTCAGAAGTAAAATCATTAACAGTCAACGATGCTGGAGCGGCTGTCACGGGGCTCGATCCTGGCCAAACATGGTATTTTCGTGTAAAAGCAACAAATGCTCAGGGTGATTCCGGTTGGTCTCCAATATATTCTCTGATTCTTGGCGTGGCGCCATCCGCTCCAACAACCTGGTCAGAAACTGCTACGGCAGTTGTTGGCGATACAGTACGGTTATATTGGCTTCATAATTCGGAAGACAGTTCAACACAGCAAGATGCTGAGGTTCAGGTTGCGGTTGGAGACGGAGCGTGGCAAACAAAAACGCCTACATACAAATCGCCAAATCCTGGTGAACCGAGCTACCTTTCTTATGAAACGTTTCTTTATACATCGGGAGAACTTGTTGACGCTCTTGGTGAACGCATTTTGGACGAAGATGGTAATGTTGTATCGACAGCAGTTTATTCCGCATATTCAGAAGGCACTGTTATTCGTTGGCGAGTACGGACATTAGGTGTTCTTCCGGATGCTTGGAGTCCATGGTCCACAGAAAGAGCGTTGGTTTTATACGCCCCTCCGACAGTTGGACTCGTTGTGTCCGATGCGGAGGATTCCGAACGTTCGGTATTTACGTTTACATCATTTCCTATTTATTTAACTGCCACGGCCCATCCGGATATTCAACGAGCGATCAGTTGGCATATTTCAGTTATTGCTAACGAGTCTTATGAGACTCTTGATCCTATTGGAAATCCTAAAACTGTGGTCGCCGGAGATGAAGTATATTCTGAATACGTTGGTCAAACGGAAGAGGATAATGTTCTAAAAAGAGTCTTCAATGCAGGAAACATAGACCTCGAAAACGGTGTTGGTTACACAATAACAGTCAAAGTAGGTATGAGTTCTGGCATGTCCGCGGAATCATCACAGAATATTACTGTTGACTGGACGGACGCTAACATTTGGCCAAATGCCGAGATCGGAATTGACCAGGAACAATTATGCGCTTATATTCGTCCATACTGTGTCGACGAAGAGGAAAACCTCATAGAAGGTATTGTCCTTTCTGTTTACAGACGAGACTATGACGGTAGATTTACGGAGATAGCTACCGGAATCGAAAATCTAGGTACAACTGTTGTGGTCGATCCTCATCCGTCGCTTGACTATGCCAGGTATCGTATTGTTGGAATTGATACTGAAACCGGTGCTATTGGATATTACGATATGCCCGGTGAGCCTGTTGGCGAAACAGGAATAGTTATTCAGTGGGACGAGGCGTGGAGTGATTTTAACATGCCTTCCGGCGACGGAGATGCTCTAGCGTCACGAGTATGGGCTGGCTCTATGGTGAAATTACCATTTAATGTTAAAGTGTCGGAATCTACTGCGATCGATAAAAACTTGGTAGAATACATTGGGCGTTCGGCTCCAGTCGCATATTATGGGACACAACTTGGCGTTAGCGGAAGTTGGTCCTCCGATATTCCAGCAACTGATATTAACACTCGCTATGCTCTTCGAAGATTGCAGATCTGGAGGGGGAATGCCTATGTCAGGGAACCTAATGGTGTAGGTTATTGGGCAAGTGTTGAGGTGTCGTTTAATAACGATTACGATAATCTTCTTATACCTGTAACAATTGAAGTAACAAGAGTCGAAGGAGGAATGTAATGCCTGATTGGACTGCTTCGATGCAGCAAACATATGAGTATTACGAGGTCGATCCAGCTACATGGGAGGATCGCCGAAAAATCGATATTGTTACTTCTTCGAGTATCACGAGAGACGTTAGTTCGGACACTGGTGGCAGTGCTTCGTTTAACGTCTCTTCTGATCTTGGAGAACTTTATATTAGAGTATATCTTATTACAACACAGAATCGTATTACAGAGAAATTCCCTATTGGTACATATTTGTGTCAGACAACTGGTGAGGGTTTTGATGGAAAGGTAAAAGATATTACTCTAGACGCTTACGCTCCTTTACTTGAATTAAAGGAAAAGAATCCGCCACTAGGATATTCCATTGGGCAAGGTGTGAATATTTTAGAGGCGGCTACAAATATTGTGTCCAAAAATGTTAGAGCGCCGTCTGTTGGATGCGAATTAGACGGTGAAGACTATAAGCTGTCTTATCCATTTGTAGCCGAACTTAACGATACTTGGTATACGTTTATCAGCGATTTGCTTGCTAGTATTCAGTACAGTATGGACATCGACGAGCTTGGAAGAATTATATTTACACCAGATCAAGACGCTAATTCTTTGCAGCCTGTCTGGACATATGACGATGACAATAGTTCGATTTTACAACCAGATTTCGATATTAGTAGAGATTTATATGGTATTCCGAACGTTCTCGAAGTGATTTATACAAAAGAAGACGGAAGTTACGTATATTCTAAAGTGGTTAACAATGATCCAGACAGTCCCATATCCACTGTTACTCGCGGTAGAGAGGTCATGCACCGAATAACAGATCCTGATATTTTTGGAAGCCCAACACAAGTTCAACTTGACGATTACGCAAAGCAGACTCTTAGGAATTTGTCAACCATCGAATACACATTAACGTATACCCACGGTTACTGTCCTGTAAGAGTTGGAGATTGTGTGCTGATAAATTATGAACGAGCAGGATTAACCAACCAACGAGCTAAAGTCATTCGTCAGAATATTAAGTGCGAAACTGGCTGCCAAGTTGAAGAAACTGCCGTATACACGCTTAGTCTTTGGAGGTGATATTTTGGAACTTCAAGATAGTGTTCTGAAAGCGTTTGCTGATGCGGTGAATGGTTCCGGCAGCACCTCTCCAGACGCGATGACTTTTTATGCTATTGTGGTGCGAAAAACTCCTAATCAGAGCACCGGTAAGGATGATATTTTTGTACGTTTTTATGGTGCTGACGAATCCGTTGAAACGCCGGTGACCACTACGGTTGAGGTTGGCGTTGATGACGTTGTTATGGTTCGGATGAAAGACCATAAAGCGACTATTATTGGTAACATCAGTTACCCGGCTTTGACTAGAGTTGGCGATATTTACATAACTCTCACGGCTGACGGATTAGTCGTCGGTAGACTAAATGAGCATAATGTCCCGACTGGTACGCATATTCTTATCACAGATACCAACTTTCAACTTATCGGTGCTAATGGTGCTGTATTAGCCAAGTTTGGTTCCGACGTTGAACTTGGACCGGCAGGAAGTGTTCGATCAACTATCACATCTCAGGGACTTAAAGTTTTCAACGCTAGCGGAACTATGATAGCTCAGTTTGGCGCAACTGCTCAGATAGGTCCTTCAAATTCGGCTCATATTGTTATCAACGGCTCCAACATGATATTTTACAATGCCAGCGGAGCTGAAGTGCTGAGAGCTGGAACTAGTACATCTACGTGGAACGGTTTTAAAGGCATTGAAACACAAGGAAATATTGTAGCAAATGATGGGCGAGTTTTGGCATATTTGTCAGGCACTAATTCTAATGGACGAGTTACTGCTGGTAGTGGCGCATTGATTGGAGATTTATCGGGTGGAATGCCAATACCAGAGCATGACGTTGAAATGATTGCTTCTAAGGATCGGGTTGGGTTATATTCTCACAATATCCCAGGTTGGCTTTCGTACTACAACTTAAACGACTCTAAAGGGTATTTGTATAGTCACTCGAATGGAAATTCAGCAGATGTTGTAGCTATTCCAAATCTTCTTAGAGGCGGTGTTGGTCAATTATGGTCGGGCACGCTAAGTGTTACTGCGAACAGTACCGATTGGTCTGAAGTAGCTGTAACTGCTTTGGCTAACTGGAACGTCGCGGCTCTTAGAGTGCACTGCGGTAGAATATATTCTACGGTTATAGTTATTAGAAGTGAGGGCACAGCAGAGCATCGCGTTGGTGATTACGACTACACGTACAACGGCACCAGCCAGACCTTTATAGCAAGCGTCCGCGTTAACTGGGCTTCTGTTCCAACGATAGGTATTAAACGAGTAGTAGGTCCTGCTGATAGTGGCGCTACTCAATATTTTCAGATATTGGCGGTGCACGGTATTATCAAAGCGGTGTAATGTAAAGGGGGGTAAATGAATGGAATTTTGGTCACAAATAATACTAACTATATTCACATCGGTTCTGGCGTCCTCTGGCCTGTGGGCGTTTCTGAATGCCAGGTTCGACAAAAGAGATGCCGAAAGAGATATTCTGATCGGGATCGGCCACCTCGAAATTGTGTTTTTTGGAATGCAATACATCGAACGTGGTTGGATTACTCAGGACGAATACGACACTTTGTGCGAGCTGTACAAACCTTATGTAACGCTCGGAGGTAACGGCTCCGGAACCAAAATTATGAAAGAAGTAGAAAAGCTTCCAATTAAAGGAGGTCTTAAATGAAAACAATTCTTAGCGACAAAGCTTACGATATTCTCAAATGGGTAGCGCTTGTGTTGCTGCCGGCTCTTGGAGCATTATATTTTGGACTTGCCGGAATCTGGGGGTTCCCTTACGGCGAGCAGATTGTAGGTACTATTACGATACTCGACACCTTCCTCGGCGTGATCCTGGGCATCAGTACCGTCCAGTATAATAAGAAGGAGTAACACCATGGGGAGAATTATATCTTACGACGAAAAAACTGGATATAACGATGGCGATTATTTGCTCATTGACAACGGCGAGGGCGGGACCAAGCGTATTCACCCCAGTCTAGTAGGACCTCGGGTTGATTCTTCTCCCACGGCAAACAGCACTAACGCCGTGCAGTCAGGTGGAGTGAAGAGCGCACTGGACACATTGCAGGCACAGATTCCGCAGATTGATATCACTGAGGTGCCTACTGATAATTTATTTAATTCAGACGATATTGTTTCAGGAAGTGTGCTTATGCCATGGGATGGAAGTGTTTCTGAATATGCTGGTACTTTTCATGCATTTATTAAAATAAACGGTAGTGGCACATATAGCTTTTTGACTCCATACTTTTTATATTATGATAATTCTAATGCTATTCCTCTTTACGATATTGATAAAAACTTTATAACATATGTTGGCACTACCCTATCAACTTATGACACAAATCATAGGATTGCAACAATCACTATCACAGATAATGCAATTAATAATTACGGAGCTTATTATATAGGCTTTTCTGAAATTACTTCCTTGCTTAATTCATTGATGGTAGTTAAATCTGACACATATCCAACGTCTTATATTCCTTATGGTACAGTTAAAACAATTGAGGGATTAGAAATCACAAAATCACAAATTATAGACTTCAATGAAGAAAATCCGTTATGGGGAAAGACAATCAGTTTCAATGGTGATTCAATCTGTGCAGGAGCAGGCTATGCAGGTGGATATGGAAAGATTATTGCCGAAGAAAACGGAATGACCTATGAAAACATTGCAGTCGGGGGTGGAACTGTAGCATATGTTAGTGAAAACGTGCATTGTATTTGCAGAACCATAAATAATATGAGAGCGGATGCTGACTATATTATCCTTGACGGTGGTGGAAATGATGCGGACAGTGGAGTTTCAGCAGGAACACTTTCAGAAGGGTATACTGCAACACTGAATGATACAACTTTTGCAGGAGCATTTGAAGCAATGCTCAAATCAGCACTTGAAAGATTTCAAGGCAAAAAAATTGGCTATATATTCATTCATAAGTGCGTAAGTGGTTTTGATTCACGCAATACAGCCACAAACAGTTTTTATATGATTGCAAAAAATGCTTGCGAGAAATGGGGAGTGCCTTATATTGACCTCAATACAGAGGTTCCTCCACTTGGATATGTTACATCGTTAAGGACAGCTTACACCAATCAAGGTGATGGGTACCATCCCAATGAAGCAGGGTATCGAGCATACTATGTACCAAAAATTACAGCTTGGCTGAAAACACTTTGAAAAAGCAGACTTTAAATGAGAAACAAAAATCATAAAGGCTGTATTCGGCGCGGCAGGAGGTTAACAATGATATTTATCATCATCGGCACATACGGAATTTAAGGAGGTGACTCATGGCAGATGTAATTGTAAGAGGCACGACTCCGTCACTGATTGTCGATTTCTCCGATATTGCCGATTTTTCTGTAGCAGATATTTCCGCAGTCTCGCTCATTATCAAGCGCAGAACAGAGAAAATCGAACTCGGACTGTCTGACATGATTATCAGCGGAGACACGCTTGCCTATCACTGGACACAAGAAGAGACCCTTGCCTTTACCGCAGGAGAGGTGCTCTCACTCGATATGCATGTGGTAGCAAACGGCGAACGCTACAAAGTTTATGGCATTCCCGACAAAATCAGGGTAGAAAACACGGAGAAAAATGAGGTGATGTAAATGGCTAAAGACATTACCGCAAAAGGCTATTTATCAGGCAACATAACTGCCAAAGCAAGCCTGTCCGGTGATATCACAGCAAGTGGAGCACTTGGGCAGACGGTAGTTGTGGGCGGGACGGTTCTGCGTCCTGCTACCACAATTTCGCTCGGTGGGATCATCGTTGGAGAAGATTTGCAAATAACGCAGTCTGGCGTGCTGTCAGTGGCAAAAGCCAATGCAGTAGAACAGGACAATACGCGCCCGATTTCCGCGGCAGCAGTATATACAGAAATTGGAAATATTGCCGCATTACTTCAGACTATATAGGAGAAAAAGCATGAGTATTGCAACAGAAATTACCAGAATACAGACGGCACGAAACAAACTCCGCACAAAAGCTGTAGAGCTCGGTATCGGAACATCCACCGACAAACTTCCCGCTCTTGCGGATGCTTTTGACGGTATTGTAAACCGCGGCGGAGTAACTGCGACTGTACAGGAAGGTGACACATACACGATCCCCGCAGGACTGCATGACGGTACCGGTACGGTTTCCGGCGTGTCTGGAGGCGGTAACTACACACTGCAGAGTAAGACAGCAACGCCCACAAAATCACAGCAATCCATCGCTCCCGATTCTGGCTACTACGGTCTGTCTGCCGTAACCGTAGCTCCCATCCCTGACGCATATCAGGACGTATCGTCTGTCAATGCAGGGGCGGGAGATGTACTCGCCAATAAGATCATAGTTGACGCGGAGGGCAATGTAGTTCCTGGTACAATGCCAAACGTTGGGTCGGTCAGCAAAACCCTCGATGCTACCACAGACAATCAGAGTTACACCGTCCCCGAAGGTAAGCACAACGGTTCTGGTACAGTAAATATCGTACTGGAGACAAAGACCGCAACTCCGTCCGCATCCTCTCAGGATATCACTCCCACAGCAGGTAAAGTCCTGAGTAAAGTCACGGTCGCTGCTATTCCCGCACATTACGGTGATACTACCGGGGACGATGCAGTAGCGGCGAATCTGCTTGCAGGAACATCTGCACATTCCAATAGCAACGGAGCGGCAGTCAAGATCGAAGGCTCTATGCCCGAAAATGGAGCGATTTCTGGCACGATTGACGGTATGACAACTACCTCATACAGTATTCCCGCAGGACACACAAGCGGAGGAACAGTCAGCCTGACCAACGACATCGAGATTGCACTTGCCGCGATTTAAGGAGGTGATATTTTGCCTGCTTATGAAAGCACAGAAGAATATTTAAACAGCACTCCAACCGGACGCCAGGTTATAAGAATACGTGATAATGTATCAGCCGCATTAACTGCAATCGGAGCAAAAGGAGTGTCTGTCCCGTCAGGAGCAAACAGCGATGATTTGGCAGACCTGATAGCACAGATTTCAGGTGGCGGAGCAACTTATGAAACATACTATGATGGTTCCATAACCGCAGCATCTGACAAAACGATTTCTATTCCGTCATTATCAAGCCTTTACTTTGTTGCTGGTGAAACGTGGCGAGTAACGTGGGACGGAACAGAATATACATGCTACCCAAATATACACGAAGGATGGTTGTGGTATATCGGCAACCATGGTCTTACTGACGGAACGGATGATGGCACAGGGGAGCCTTTCTGCTTGTATAACTATGGTGGCGGGGCACTAAACGGAGTAGCAAGAACGTCTGGAACGCATACGCTAAAACTGGAAAAACAAACTTCAAGTGGTGGCGGGTCCGCAACACTAATAACCAAATCCATCACAGCAAACGGCACGTATTCCGCATCCGATGATTCCGCTGATGGATATAGCAGTGTAACGGTCAATGTCCCCACCCCCGCAGGTGCGTCAATGAACACACAGGTCGCACAAGGGACTACAAGACGGAATAATACGGCATTAGGTTCAATCACTTCGCTAACTTGTGAGACAGCAGGAATTTATGACGTTTACTGGAGTTGTGCAAGGTCAAACACATCACAAACGTGGGGGTCTCAGCTTTACATCAATGGCGCTGCATATGGAAGTGAGAATACAACGTGGACAAACCATGTTCAGAATAATCACCTCACAGGTGTAGCGATTCCTGCAAATGCAACAGTGGCTGTATATGGAAGAAGCCGGTCTGGTTATTACGTCTATGCACCACAATTAACGATTAGGCAGACCGCATAAGGAGTAACACATGTACCAATACTACGTAACGGAAGTTCGGAAATCTGCTGCTGGCGAGTTGGAACACGATGTATTCTGGCTTTACGACGAGGTCGAAGAGAAAGCCCGTCTTAAAGGGGAGTCCAAGTATCATGAGGTCATGAGCCGTGCAGCAGTATCTACATACGCTGAGCATGGTGCAATACTGTTCAGCAGCCAGTGCAACCCGATTAAAAACGGGTGTTATATTCATACGCCAGACCCAACCACCTAAATACTCATGTATAGTGGTAGAGTCATATGAAAGGGATGGTTTGCCGCAAGGTTTACTGTCCCTTTTATTTTTTCGCCCGCCGTGCTATACTGGCTCGGGGCGGACTCTATCAAGGAGGTGTCCGTTGGGAAAAGATTTAAAAGGAAAGGAACTTGGAAAAGGTGTCTGTCAGAGGAAAGACGGGTTATATTTTGCCAGATGCACACAGCACGGACAGAGTTTCGGCTCTTACTTCAAGACTGTTAAAGAGGCTAAGGCATGGTTAAAAGAGCTCGACAAGAAACCGAAGTCAAAACGAGGAATGACTGTTGACCAATGGTATCAATACTGGATGACCAATCTGATCAGCGACCTGGCTCCTAATACCAGACGAAACTACGCAGAGCGTTACCACTACAACGTAGGTCCGTACATCGGTGATATTTACCTGGCTGAACTCAAGCCGATGCACTGCAAGCAGGTTCTGAATCAGATGGAACCGCAGTACGCAACCAGCTCAATCGTTCAGACCTACATTACCATGGGTACTCTATTCAAAGCCGCTCTGAACAACGATCTGATCGACAAGCATCCTCTCACAGGTATCAAAGTAAACAAACCGAGGAAGTCTCCGGATGATATTCACTTCCTCACAATCGAAGAACAGACCAGATTTCTTGAAGCAGCAAAGAGATCACACAACTACAGACAGTACACTCTGATTCTTGAGACAGGACTCCGTACAGGCGAGCTTATCGGACTTACCTGGGACTGTGTAGACTGGGAGAAGCACACACTCTCGATTACCAAGACTCTGGAATACCGATATTCTTCCGGTGTCTGGAGAGCTGGTCCGACAAAGACTCAGTCAAGCTACAGGACTATACCACTCACGTCCATGGCGTATGATATTTTGCAAGAGGTTAGAGATTCAGAACGGAAAGAATCACCAAAGCTGGATCAGACGTTGAGCTATCTCGATCGGCGCTCAGGCACACTCAAGTCGTTTAACATGAAAGAACTTATATTTGTGAACTGGCGTACTGGTATGCCTGCAAAGAACAGTTCGTATGACACGCATCTGTATAAGCTTTGCGACGAGGCTGGGATTAAGAGGTTCTGTATGCACGCTCTCAGACACACATATGCTACCAGAGCAATCGAGCGAGGTATGCCGCCAAAGACCTTACAGAAGCTCCTGGGTCACGCCAGCATTAAGACTACCATGGACAGGTACGTACACGTCACGGACGAGAGCCTGCGTGCGGGGGTTGAGTTGTTCGAATCTTGTGTAAAATCTGTGTAGAGTTATCCGAGAGACTTATATTTAAAGGAGAATAGACTGAAATGAAATTAGGCATTGTAATACGCTGAGGTGTCCGAGTAAGGTTTTATGCGGGTCTCAGGTCGTGATTTGAGCCTATTTCAGACTTATATTTGTGTAAAAATTGTGTAGAAAATTAGGTAGTTCGCCCCAACAATAATTACCGTACTCATGCACCCATGTACAGGTTTAAACTCCAGCAAAAGGAGGACCTGACATGGGTGATTTTTTGTCTAAGGAACTGTCTAAAACTAACAAATGGTGGCTTCCAAAATATAGATACCTGGAGCTGAGATATTTTGCTCTGCAGTATCCTGAGTGGAAACGGAAGTTAGCAGAACTTGATGGATCGGTAGGTCTGGCTTCTCGTGGGACTGATATTTTGCGAGTGAATGCCTCCAAGATAGCCGATCGGACTGCAGAGATTGCTATTCAGAGGAAACTGTTGAGCGACTACATGCGTATGGTTGAGCAGTCTGCTATGGCCGCCGATCCAGAGCTTTACAGTTATATTCTCAAAGCTGTTACCGAGGGAACTACATTTGTGGTGCTGAAGTCTCTGTATGGTATACCATGTGAACGAGACATGTTTTACGACAGGAGGCGGAAGTTCTATTTCGTGCTTAGTGGAGTGCGCTAAATTTACAAAGAGTATTATGAAGAAGGAAGTAAGTGAGGCTTGTAGGAATAGTAGTATGTTGAAAGACACTACCTTCCTGATGGAGTGAGACCCTCCCATCAGGCCTTCTTTTTTTTTTTTTTGCGCGAAATTTACACACTCTATTATGAGAAAGATAACCATTAAAAACTTATTTTTATTGTTAAAGGAGGATTTTTATTATGTTAACAACATTGGTTAGTGCAGCAATTGTGACCGTAGTTATGAATGCGGACAGCATTGAGCTGCCGAAGTTTATGTTGAAACCTGGTGAAAAAATGGTAGAGACAATGACAAAGGTTTATGATGATTATAAGAACGGAAAGGAGGCTCGTTAACACGGGCTTCTTTTTTTTTGCGCGCATTTTACAGCTGCTTATGTGAGAAGGAAAGCGTATGGAGCATTGTTAAAATGAGGGCGCGACTAGTTTACTAGTGGACGGTTCGATTCCGTTGACCTTTTCATAGGATGGCGAGACTGTCGTAAAATCGACAATGAGCCTTAATTTTTTCGCACCAAATTTACATCCTCTATTATAGGAATAAACCCTATTTTCAAAAGGAGGACGATATGGGAATAAAAGGATTAAAATGGTTTAAACGGAAACCTAAAAACTTTAAGGTTGTCGTTGATCAGGACTATGCTCATGACATGGGTGTTGCTCTTGGAAGGCTTGGATTAGTAGCCGACCAGGTAGTTTACACTGGCGAATACGAGTACACGATCACTGGTCGATGGACACCGATGATTTACGGCGACCGTAGAACCATGGAAGCATTGACCCTGCTCCCCGTTAGGGAAGCGGTTGTATTCTGAAAGACGAACAGCTTTGTATGATATTTGAAAACAATATCTGCAAGGCTGTTTTTCTTTTTCGAATCCAAAAAATTTCCGGATGGGAAAATCAGAAATTCATTTTAAGGAGGTATTTATGGATGGTAATTGATACATTGTGTTTTATTTTTGTTGCTCTTGTGGGCGTTTTGGTCGGAGTGTGGTTGCACATAGGATACGAAGAAACTGTGCATTCGGTCAAATCAATTGATACAGCAGGAACTATTCTGATCTATACGCAGGACGGAGAAGCATATTTGTTTCTTGATACAGAGTTAACCCCCGAGGAACTGGCAAAGAATTCTGAGGTCATGTTTCGTGTCAAAACGCGAAATGTGCAAGCTCCATTATGAGTAACCGAAAATCTTTATATTTATGAAAGGAGTAACTTATGGAAAATGCGAATGAGGAGATCAGAGCGCTGTACGACAAAGCTGTAGCGGCTTCGCTCGAGCATTTGGACACTCTTCCGAAAGACTCGAAGGAGTACGCTGAATGCGTGGACAACATGACCAAGATGTATCGAATCAGAATGGAGCAGGCCAAAGCTGATGACGAGTACGAGGACGCCTATCAAAGACGGATCGAGGAAATCGAGAAGCGTCAGGCAGATAACGAACTCCGTAAGCAGCAGATGGCACAGCAACACAAAGAATTTAAAACGAAACTCTTGGCCGACGTTGCAACCAACGCAGTCAAGATCGGAACCTTTGTAATTGTCGGCAAGTGGTCGGCGGTGCTTGAAAGTGGAGGCGTGATCGCTTCTGGTACGGCGAAAAATCTCATCAGAGGTGTCCAGAAGTTTATAGACTTTAATAAGTATTAAGCTTCTGGTAACTCGACAACCGGCCCTGTAAGTATCTAAGCGATATTTGCAGGGCTTTTTGTTTTTCGCAAAGGAGTATATATGAGATACCACTATGAGAAACCTGACATCTCTGTCCCGATGTATGGTGAGACTTATATTTGTGACCATCCTGTGTATTACGCCTGCACGCTGTATAAGATTGGTGATTTAGGTCTGGCGGTAATACAGCAGAGATACAGAGAAGATAGGAAATCAACTTGGTGGAATGCCATAGACGACAATTTAAGAAACGACTTATATTTACATCCCGGATTCCTCGAATACTTCAAAAAGATGGCAGGACCTTGCAAAAACGGATGCTATCCAACGGTAACTATCAGACAGATTATGTGGGCATTGAAGATGAAACCGCTTAAACGAAAACCCTGGGAAACTTGCTTTGATCATTGCCCCATTTAGAGCGCGAAAATTACAGGTCATATTATGAAGAAGAAACATCTATTTTCTAATAAATTTTCCAATAAAAGGAGGATAATTATGAGATTTTTATTGAATACAGGATGGATGAAGACCCTTTTATCAAAGGCGATTGCATTCGGTGTTACCAAGAAGGCTGGTATCAAAGCTGACTTGGGTATCAACGATCTTGCAATCGAGGACTCTGAAGAAGGAGTAACGCTCCATCTCGATATGACTGTAAAGATGTCTAAGGAAGAACTTGAAAGGATCGTAAAAGATCTGATGTGATCTTCACCGAAGGAGCTCGGCAAAATTTGCAGGGCTCTTTCTTTTTCGCACGATTTACATTCACCATTATGGAACTGTTCATAGTAGTGAAAGGAGTATGAAATGACACCTGTAGATATGTATGTTGCGACTAGTCAGCCGCAATTGATGCATATAGTGTTGGTGGGCATTATTGCCCTGGCGTTACTGTTGAGAAGATTCTGAAAGGAGGAGACGGATGGAATTAGGAGGATTTACGATTTTAGTAATCGGAATCGCCGTAGTTTGCATCTTGTCGGATTGGAACAAATCTAACAAGAAGTAAATGACGTCGGTCTGAATTACAAACTTGGAGACTTTGCGATATTTGCAGGGTCTCCTCTTTTTCTCCGCAGAATTTACATACGGCATTATAGAAACCAATAACTTTTTAAAAAAAGGAGGATAAAATGAGTAAGATTAAAGAGTTTCTGAGCAAAGAGAAATGCGAGTATCAAACTGTGTACAACATTCAGGACAGCGATCTGAATGGGGCACTGCCTGATCTGTTCGCAGTTAATGGAGACGTGAAATTACACGAGCACGTTGACGAGGTGAACGGGGTCAAGCAGATACTCTATAACGCTACGTTGTTCTGTACGACGGAGCAGTTTGTAGAACTCCGCGTTAGACTCGGCGTTAAAGGACTTAATACGAAAGCAACCAAACCTGAAGAAAAGTAAGTTTCTGAGCGAGGGGCTCACTGTGATATTTACAGCGAGTCCTTCTGTTTTTCCAATACGGATAAGGAGGATAAAATGGATAAGAAAGGTATGATGGCGCTTTGCCTGGCATTTTTCGAAGAACTTTCCAACGAACTTCAAAATTACACAGTAGTTGGCTCTTCCAACAACGATTCTAGCTTATATTTGGTACCAACCGGCACCGAGGATCAAATTACGTATTATGGTAAACCGGCAAATTCTTTCAGGATTTCTGATCACTGGAACTGGTATGCAAATACTAAGAAATGCGATAATGAGCGTTATATTCAGTGTCTGTGCGTGGATCTGCCTTATGCTAAGAAGCGCGAGGCCCCAGGTAAAGCGTCAAAACCCATATATGCATGTACAGTCTCTATGATTGGAACTGACGGAAAATACCACCATATATTTGGAGAAAAGTTTGACAGAAAAACAAAAACTTGGAAGTGGGTCGAGACCGATCTGGGTGACGTTGTGAGGAGGATAAAATGAATAAGAAGTTTACAATTTGTGTTCCGTACGAAGCCGACTTTAAACATGACAAAGACGTTGAAACGATGACAATTCATTGCCGTACCATCTATGTTAATGATCTGCTTAAGTTGCACGGCACCATATCGCTTAATGAAGTCCTTAGATCGTTATCTTATAGCACTCGCAATAGATATTCTTATCGATGGGGATGGGATCTGCAGAAAGGGCACCATATCGACATAAAAATAATCAACAATCCGACAGACCTGAAAATGGTATATTTGAAACTCACAGCTTACGACATTGTCGGCTGAGTTCGCAAAATTTACAAACGGTATTGTGGAGAGACAGCGACGGCTTATTTGCGGCTAGATCGAGAAATCGATTGTTGCTGTTTCTCTTTTTCGTTCACTTATATTTTTCAGAAAGGAGCAACCAATGGCAAAGAAATGGGGTGCAATCGAACTCGGAGCAGAAATCATCTGTGGAATTGCAACCGTAGTGAGTCTCATCGCAGGTATGAAAAATGACGAAGATCTGGATGAGCGAGTAAAAAGAATCATGTATGAGGAGGATAACGATGAAAGTGAAACTGCCTAAGATCAAGAAAGTAAAAATGACACGTATTAGAAAACTCAGGATCGCAGAAATCGCCTCACTTGTGACATATGCCGTGGGTGTAGGACTGTTTGCCGGATCAGCACACGCAGAAGGTTATCAAGAGGGATTCGACGCCGGTGTAAAAGCTATGGCAGATGCGTATGCGTTGCATGAGGACTATAAGGAGGATGAGAATGAAAAAGCTTAAGATCAGTAAAAACACCGCGATCAAAATCATGAAAGGTGCTGGTCTGATTATGTACGGACTCGGAACGGCTATGTACGGATATTTCAACTATCGAGAAGGCCTGCAGTCTGAATGGAACTATATTGCCGACAACGCTGATCAGGATGGCAGCGTATGCTTCCACGATGGTGATACAGATCGAACCGACAACATGTATCTGGTTTATGGCAGAGAGCTGTCTGAGAAGATCTTTGACAAGATCCGAGAGAGTAAAAATGAACAGGAGAATGACGAATAAAGCATTTGTTATTAAGCGGATGCGTATATATTTGGCAGGCCTACCTGATCCATTACATGTTGATAGTAAAGACCTTATTGCTAACAATTCGTGGAGCCGGACAACAGTGCTATATTTGATAAAGGAGGTTGAAAACACCGATGCTGATCCGGCTCTTGTTGTTTCAGAATTTATTAAGATGTTTGACAGGCGATCTGGGATGATGTTCCGGGTCGCCTATGATGTTGCCGTAGATTTGTACGATCATGTGTTTCTATGAAAGGAGATAATATGACACTTCTCGAATTACAGGATATTTTGGGTCAAAGGATTACAGTAACACTTCGTAAGGATCTTACGCCGGAAGAAAGGCAGATTGAAAACGAAGAGAGTCAGCTGATTGTTGATATCGCAAAACAGATGATTAACAACGGCGATTTGATTCTTCGTACCGAGAAGCTTGCGGCACAGACAAAAGCTTTGAAGAATAGTGCAGCCATGCAGCTGATTAGAGGATGATAATATGGGCGCCGGAATACCTATCACGTATGATAACAAATGGATTATCGATAACTGGCGATCGTTTAAAAACTGGAGCAAGATGTGCAAAGCTTATAACGAAATACACGGCACATCTATTTGCTATAACACGTTCAAATGCCACTGTAATAGGGAACTTGGATTAAATTACCATTACACAGAAGAACAGCTAGAATGGCTTCGTAATAATTATCCCAAACTCGGGCGGATCAAATGCCAAAAAGAGTTCAACAGGATATTTAACGAAGATCGATCCATTCAAGGTTTAAGAGTCATGTGCACGAGAATGGGGCTGACTGTTACTAAAGAAAGAAAAAGAGAGATATTTCGAGAAAACACCAAAAGATATCACCCGACAGGATCTATTGTAAAAAAGTCTCATGGTGAGCCGTATGTAAAAACCGAAACCGGATGGAAACGACTCAAAGATATTAATTACGGAAGCAAGCCAAAGGGTCATATAATAATCCATCTTGATGGCGATGTTAACAATTACGATAGATCCAATTTGTTGGCAATACCAAGGAACGTAAATGCAAAAATGACATTAAATAGCTTTTGGTCACAATTTCCTGAGGTAACAAAAGCCGGTGCTCTTTGCTGTGAATTGGAGTTGTTAACCGACAAACCGTAACTGCGCAAAATTTACAACGACTATTATGGAAAGACTTCGGTCCAAGGGGTGGACGCTACCAGCAATGGTAGAGAAAGTAGGTTCGAATCCTACTAGGTCTTTCTTTTTTTGCATTCACTTATATTTTTCAGAAAGGAGTAACTATGAAAACTACTATCGGATTCGTGTGCGGAGTAATCGGACTTATCTTCGGATTTGCATCATTTCTTGTCGGTCTTGTTGCTGGATTCAAACTTGGGATCAGCGATAAGGTTAATGTCACCAAGAAGGAGGGCTGATATTTATGAAGAAGCTTACTAAGGTCAGAAAGAAACTGTGTGATGCATCATATGCAGCATTCCATATCGCAGTAAGAGTGGCCGTTGTCGCATTCGCAGTTAATACAGCGTGCGGCGACTTTGGTGGAGGAAAGAAATGAAGATCAAGCCGTTGTTGAAATTGGCAAGGGCCGGACTTATTAAAAAAGCACCGCAGATTGCTGCTGGTGTTGGAATCGGATTGGCTCTTGTTGCTGGCATACGAGCAGTGCAGAAAACACCGGAGGCAGTCAGACTCATCGAGAAGAAAAAGGAGGAGGAAAAGAAAGATGAGCTGACAGTGGTAGAGACAGTGCAGACCACATGGAAATGCTATCTGCCTTCTATCATTATATTTCTTATCGCCTGCTTTCTGATTATCGGAGGGCAGAGGATTTCTATAAGGAGGGCAGTGGCGGCAACAACCGCCTGCTCGCTATATGAAACCCGATTGCAACAGTATGAATCAGCTGCCAGAGAGGTTCTCGGAGAAAAGAAGGAGGGCGAGATCAGAACCCAGATGGCTCGTAACGAAGTTAACAGAAAACCACCAATGCATGGAGAAGATATTATCTCTACCGGACGAGGAAATGCTTTGTTCTATGATGAACTGTCTAAGCGATATTTCTGGTCCGATCCGGCATTTGTAGACAAAGCTATTCAAACGCTCAACTACAGAATGCTGGACGAGATGTATATTTCTCTGAATGATTATTGGAGCGAATTGAAACTTCCAACCACACAGCCTGGTGATTGTCTGTGCTGGAGAGTTGAAGACGGAAAAATTGATCCAGGCGATGATGTCATCCTGGTAGAATCCGGTCCATATGCAGGATATCCTTGCAGAGTCCTGGATTTCTATGTATGCCCGACCTATAACTATCAAGATCGGCATTAATCCGCACAATTAACAACGGATATTATAGACGCATCAACATTCAGTTCTCAGAAAGGAGATTATTATGCCCGAGAACAACGAAACAACAACTGAAGTGGTCACAACAGCGTATGACACTGTCACAACCGAAGACACTGACGAGACAGATGGAACTCCCGTCGGATTGATCCTCGTAGCAGGAGGATTTATCGTGGGAGGACTGATCGGGCTCGGAAGAAAGCTCTTCAAGAAAAAGAAGTACGCCGAAGTAGATCGCGGTGAAGGAGTTACGATCGTTAAGGATAAGTAACTCGCAAGACAACTGAATAAGGGTGGTTAACAACTGGAGTGGCTGTGCAAAACGTACAACCACTCCTTTTGTTTTTTGGCATAAGCACGGATAAGACATATTTCCAAGGAGGTTAGTATGCGTAAAGGACTTAAGAAACTTGTTATATTTGGCGGTATCGTTCTGGTAGGAGTAGTGGCATATCGCAAACTGAAAAAATCCGAGGAGGATGATTTCGTAAAAGAGGTTTCAAAGACCATTAAGGACAAGGTTGATGAAACTATGAAGGAAGCTGACGTAAAAGAATTTATCGACAAAAAGGCGAAGAAGATCACAAAAGAACTTTCGTTCGGAAAAACTATTGAACGACTTGCTGACAAGATGTGCGATAACCTCATCAGCAAGGTAAGACGCACGATCTTTAAGACAGTCGCTCACTATACTTTCTTGGCCGAGTGGCTTGAGTAGAGAGGAGACTGATATTTTTGGAAGATTACAGAAATAAATCTGACAGCGCCAAAAAAGATACAGAGGAAAAGAAATCTTCTGGAAAGAAGGTCGAGCGGATTACTAAAGGCTCAGTAAAGTCCAAGAAGAAATCTGGTTTTAGAAAATTCATGGACGCCTTCATCCAGGAGGATGCTGGCACCGTTAAAAATTATATTTGGAACGACGTTCTTGTTCCTGCAGTAAAGAAGACATTCTCTGATATGGTAACGAACGCTCTGGACATGTTCCTCTGGGGTAAAAACGGTGGACGCCGACCCAGAGGTAACGCAGAGCGCGTATCTTACAGGAGTTATTATGATCGACCTGGTGTAGGCTCAAGAGAGTCTGACAGACGACAGAGATCGTACGACTATGACGATGTAATACTCGATAGCCGAGAAGAAGCAGATGAAGTTCTTGCAAGAATGGATGAACTTCTGCAAGATTACAAGATGGTCAGTGTCGCTGATTTCTATGATCTGGTTGGCATCACCGGGAAGACAACAGACAACCGTTATGGCTGGACCGATCTGAGAAGCGCCTCAGTGGTTCGTGACAGAGACGGATATTTGATCAAACTGCCTAGAGCAGAAGCACTCGATTGAAAGGAGTACACATGAGTAAACTCGGAAAATCTCTGAAAAAGGTTATGAAACACAAGAAACCTGAGATCTGCATGACTGCGGGTGTTATATTTAGCGCCGCAGCCATCATTACAGCTTGCATCCAGACCAGAAAAGGCCTGGACAAGGTTATTGATGATCATAAGGTACGCATCGAGAAAGCAAGATCTCTGCCGGATGACGATCCTAAGAAAGGTCGTGAGATTCTGTTTGCATACGGAAAAACTGGAGTCGCAGGAGCAAGACTTCTCGCAGGACCCGCGAGTCTGTTTGCATTATCCATGGTATCATTCTTCTCTGCGCACCATGAGATGAAGATCCGTAACGCAGGTCTTGCAGCAACGGCAGCCGGTCTGAGAAAGACTCTCAGGGACTATCGTGGTCGTGTTGCAGATGACATCGGTACAGAAGCTGAAGAAAAGTTATATTTCGGAACAAAGTCTGGCGAGATCAGTGAATCCACAGTCGATGCGGACGGAAACGAGACATTTGAAACCGTTCTCGCAGACGATATTGTGGACGATATTGAACGCAGTGACTTCGTCAAGTATCTGGTCAAAGGTAATGATAAGTGGGATCGATCTCCTGATATGGTTCGATTCACACTTGAATGCCAGCAGAATCTTGCGAATGATATTCTCAAGACCAAGGGCGAGATCACTCTGAATGAAGTGTATGACATGCTCGGCTTTGAGCATACAGAAGCTGGTATGGTCTATGGCTGGATCTATGATAAGTACAATCCTTTCGGTGATAACAAGGTCGAATTCCGAGTGAAGAGAGTTCATGTGCCTAACGAAAACGATCCTAGAAAAGGATATTCTGTAGGTTACGCTATCGATTTCAATGTTGATGGTAACATCTATGAGGAGAGGCTCAAAAGGCGGAGGCTTAAATCGTCCGGGAAGCGGTAATTGGATGGCTGATCTGTTTGATTATCCATGGCTATTCAGTTAAGGAGAATTATTATGAAAAAAGCGTTATATTTGGTGACATTTGTTGCAGGAGCAGTTTTTGGTGCTGTTGCGGGGATCACTTATGTTAAAAAGAATTATGATATTTCAGAGAAAAAGGAAGAGGCTGAAGCAGCTTCTGAGCCTGATGAGACGAATGATGAGCCAGAGGTGGTTGAAGACGATCGCGAGAAATTGATCAGACGGACTAACGATGAAATTCTGAAGTCTGTAGAAGATCCTGAGAAGAGGGAACACGTAAAAGACCTTCTTAACGAGTACGCTACCGTGACTGCCATCTATGGTGGAGACGATGTTGTTGAACACGACAGGCCGTATAAGATTCTGCCAGATCAGTTTAGTGAGTTCGAAGATTATAGTGCTATTGAACTCACATTGTTCGCTGACGGTGTCCTTGCGGATGATCGTGATGACGTTATAGAGAATGCGGACGAGCTACTCGGAGAGGGGTTTGAAAAGTTATTTGACGAAGGATCTGATGAACTATTCATTCGAAACGACGAACGATGCACTGATTATGCTATCTACAAAGACGTTCAGACTTTCGAATCATTTGACGAGACACGTCCGCACTTCACAGTGGAGGACTAATGAATGATATTTCGAAAGATTACTTCAAGTGGTTATGCAAACTGATTGATCATGGCGGAAAGGTTAAGGTCTATAAAAAGACCTTGACTCTTCTGCATGAACAAGACTTTATATTTGTTATACCAAAGGACGGTAATCGATCTGAAGACGGTATTGAACTGAGATACAGATACGGACGTGAGCAAGGTGTAGACTCATACACAATTCAGGACCTGCTTGACAACAGACCTTGCAGTGTGTTTGAAATGATGGTCGCCTTAGCGGTCAGGATGGAAGACCATATTATGTATGATCCCGACAAAGGCGATCGTCAGAGTAAGTGGTTTTGGGTCATGTTCGATAATCTAGGTTTAAAACCTATGACCAATTCGAAGTTTGACGAGCATTACGCTGATATTATAGAGATCATAGATCGACTCAACTACAGAGAGTATGAGCCAGATGGTACTGGTGGACTGTTTGTTACGCACGATCCAACTAAAAACATGCTTGAGGAAGAAATCTGGTATCAGATGCAGCAATACCTAAATGAACTGGAGTAAAAATGGACTTTTTCATGATTTCGACACGGCCCGGAAAGAAGAAGGGCGTTATAGAAATCTATCCTAGGTTTATCATACCGACGAGAAAAAAGAGTTCAGACTTGATGATCCGAGGCGGTGATTTTTATGCCGTCTGGATGGAAGATAGGGGCTTGTGGTCAACCGATGAAGGAGACGTTCTTCAGGCTATTGACCATGAGCTTGACTTATATTTGGAAAAGAAGAAAAACGAGTTTGCAGATTATGACCTTAAAGTCCTGCATATGTGGGATGCTCAGACCGGTATGATCGATACATGGCATAAATATTGCCAGAAGCAACTCAGAGACTCGTACCATACTCTGGACGAGAAACTTATATTTTCCAACGTTGAATCTAAGAAGGAGGATTATGCATCAAAGCGGCTTAGCTACCCGCTTGAAAAAGGAAGTATCGAAGCATACGACAAGCTGATGTCGGTGTTATATTCTGAGGATGAACGACGCAAGATCGAATGGGCAATAGGATCTATCGTCGCAGGAGATTCAAAGACCATCCAAAAGTTTATTGTTCTGTATGGTGAGGCTGGTACCGGTAAGTCCACCGTGCTCAACATTATTGATTCGTTATTTGAGGACTATTGCATCTCGTTCGAATCAAAAACTCTTGGACAGGCTAATGCGTCGTTCGCCTTGGAACAATTCAGAGGAAATCCTCTTGTGGCAATTGACCACGAGGGTAAGCTGTCTACTCTGGAAGACAACACGAGACTCAACAGTATTGTTTCTCATGACAAGATGATTGTTAATGAGAAGTTCAAATCTCCTTATGAAAACCGGTTCAAGTGCTTCCTATTTATAGGCACTAATGAGCCGGTCAGAATCACGAATGCCAAGTCAGGTCTACTCAGACGATTAATCGACGTATCGCCTACGGGCAACAAAGTCCCAAGCAGGGAATACAAAAAACTCATAAAACAGATTAATTTCGAGTTGGGTGCTATTGCCCAACACTGCCTCGAAGTTTACTCTGAGAATCCGGATCTTTATGATGACTATATTCCAACCACAATGCTTGGGGCTACCAACGATTTCTATAACTTTGTACTTGATTCATACCTTATATTTAAAAAAGACGATGGGGTTTCTTTGAAGGTTGCGTACGAAATGTACAAAACCTACTGCGATGATGCCAGAGTTCCCTATCCATATTCCAAAAGAGTCTTCAAAGAGGAACTTAAAAACTACTTCAAGGAGTATCTCGAAAGATTCCAACTTGAAGACGGAACAAGAGTAAGAAGCTATTACAAAAATTTCCGGGTGGAAAAATTCGAAGAAGCAAATGAAACACCAAAAGAGCCAGAGCAGAAGGAGGATGAAAACTGGCTGGAGTTCAGGGAGCAGCACTCCCTCTTCGATGATTTATATTCTGATTGTCCTGCTCAGTATGCTAACGCTGAGGAGACACCAATTAAGCCCTGGAGCAAAGTTACTACTACTCTGAAGGATCTTGAAACTAACAAGCTCCATTATATTTTGACCCAGGACAAAGAACCAAATCTTATTGTCATAGACTTCGACATCAAAGACCCAGAGACAGGAGAAAAGAGCTACGAACTTAATTATGCTGCAGCAAGCAAGTGGCCAAAGACCTATGCAGAGCTTAGCAAGAGTGGAAAAGCAATTCATCTGCATTATATTTACAACGGCGATGTATCAAAGTTGAGCAGGGTCTATGATGACGACATCGAGATAAAAGTGTTCACCGGTAAGAGCTCTTTGCGCAGGACTCTTACTCTTTGCAATGATATTTCGATAGCGACGATAAGTAGCGGATTACCACTCAAGAAAGGAGATAAAGTGGTAAATGAGAAAGTCATTAAGAGCGAAAAAGGTATTCGCAAGTTAATCATAAAGAATCTAAACAAGGAGATTCATTCGTCAACCGCGTCGAGTGTAGACTTCATCTATCATATTTTGGAAGATGCCTATAATGGCGGTGTAACTTACGATGTTTCTGACATGAAACCGGCTATTATAACCTTTGCCGCATCAAGTTCCAACCAGAGTAAGAAATGCCTGGATCTGGTTACAAAGATGAAATTCAAGTCCGAAGACGAGGCCGACGCAGTAGACAGCGAGAATGATATTTTGGTGTTCTACGATTGTGAAGTCTTTCCTAACCTGTTCGTTGTTAACTGGAAGAAGCAAGGTAAGGAAAACAAGGTTGTACGAATGATCAATCCAACAAGCGAGCAGATCAACAATCTCATTCAGTTCAAACTTGTCGGATTCAACTGTAGACGGTATGACAACCACATTATCTATGCCAGGATGATGGGTTATAACAACATGCAGTTGTATGAGTTGTCGCAGAAAATCATATCTGGAAAGAGGGATGCATTCTTCGGTAATGCATACAATCTTAGTTTTACCGACGTGTATGATTTCTGTGCAAAGAAGCAATCTCTGAAGAAATGGGAGATTGAGCTTGGAATACATCATCAGGAACTCGGTCTTCCTTGGGATCAGCCTGTTCCGGAAGAACTCTGGAGCAAGGTCGCAGAATATTGCGACAATGACGTAATAGCCACAGAAGCGGTGTTTGAAGCAAGACAAGCCGATTTCATAGCGCGAGAAATCCTTGCTGATGTTGCTGAGAGTATTCCTAATGATACTACGAACGGACTCACAACCAAAATTATATTTGGTAGTAACAAACACCCGCAGTCACAGTTCAATTATCGTGATATGGGTGATACGTCTGATTGGGATAAAGACTACGTTAAGAAGTACGGTATTAATCAGGTATTAGACACATACTATACTCTTTTTGATAGCAAAGGCAGACCTATATTTCCAGGATACAAATATGAAGCCGGTAAATCAACCTACAGAGGCGAAGAAGTCGGCGAAGGCGGTTATGTATATTCTGAGCCCGGAATGTACTTCAATATCGCCTTACTTGATATCGCATCGATGCATCCATCCAGCATCGTTGCAGAAGAGCTGTTCGGACCAGAGTATACGGCTCGTTTCAATGATATTCTGCAGGCTCGTATCGCAATCAAGCACAAAGACTTCGATAAAGCCAGAACCATGCTTGGTGGTAAACTTGCTAAGTATCTTACTGACGAAGGCGCTGCAAAGGATCTGGCCCAAGCTCTGAAGATTGCTATCAACTCTGTATACGGTCTTACGGCGGCTCTCTTTGACAATGCTTTCCGTGATAGTCGTAATAAGGACAATATTGTGGCTAAACGCGGAGCTTTGTTCATGGTCAATCTTAAGCATGAGGTACAGAAACGAGGATTTACAGTGGCTCATATTAAGACTGATTCAATCAAGATCCCGAACGCCACTCAGGATATTATCGATTTTGTCATGGACTATGGAAAACTTTACGGATACAACTTCGAACACGAGGCCACTTATGATCGTATGTGCCTGGTTAATGATGCTGTTTATATTTGCAAACATGACGGAAAGTGGGATGCTACTGGAACGCAGTTTGCAGTTCCATACGTATTCAAAACACTCTTCAGTCATGAGGCGATCAAGTTCTCAGACATGTGTGAAACCAAAGAGGTCAAGAAGGGCGAGTTATATTTGGACATGAACGAAGCTCTTCCAGACGTTTCTGGGTTTGAGAAAGAACTTGAGAAAGCCACTCAAAAGTATAAGAAGGGACTCATCTCTGATATTTCCTATGATGAAATTAAAGCTAGGTTAGAACCGGAGATCGAGGAAGGCCATTCGTACCAGTTTGTTGGACGTATTGGATCGTTCTGCCCGATCAAACCCGGATATGGTGGCGGGATTTTGTATAGGAAACAAGATGAAAAGTTCTATGCTGCTGCTGGAACCAAAGGCTATCGCTGGCTTGAGGCAGAGATTGTAAAGGATTTAGCAGACGCATCTCAGATGATAGACGAATCCTATTATATTTCTCTGGTAGACAATGCCGTAGAAACAATTTCGCAGTATGGCGATTTTGAGATGTTTGTTTCGGACGATCCACTTGCTCCGTATATGAATATTCCAGAAAACGCAGATGAGGAGATGCCTTTCTCCGCGTAATTAGCAACTTCCTTTATAGAACTGTTAATTGCTTTATGAAGAAAGGAGTAGTTATGAATAAAAAATTTATTAAGATCGGAGCGGTAGTTTCGTTCGTATGGGTGTGCGTTGAAGTTGTTGGCGCAGCTAAGTTATATCTTGATGATAAGACTAAGAAAGCTTATCAGAAAGGGATAACCGACTGCGTAGACAATTTCGTTCGTGGATTTGCATTTACGAACGGCACTGTAACGATCGAGTCAGAACATAATGGCTCGATCACTGTTAAAGCAGTTATGTGAAACAAAGCAGGAGGCTGTGCAAGACAAGCATGGCCTCTTGTCGTTTGCAAAATTATATTTTAGTAAAGGAGAATAACTATGGAAAAACATTTTGTAGCACCTGAGAACTTTGAAAACGCAACGATTATTTTTCGCAATTTCAGCGGAGCCGGATCGAGATTCAATAAAGAAGGTGATCGGAAATTCACATACGAGTTCTATGACGAGGACGAGGCCAACAGACTGAAGGATATTGGCTGGTATGTCAAGACCAAACTTCCAAACGAGGAAGGTGATCCAATCCGCTATCGTATCGACGTATCTGTCAGCTTCAGATCGTTCCCCAACATCCCTCCGGCAGCAGTTTATATTTACTCAAACGGTGTAAGAACTCAGTTGGATGAGAACACGGTCGGTATGCTGGATTCTGCAGAGATCAGAAATGTCGATCTGACTATCAGACCCCGTTGGTGGCTGGATGATCGCACCAATGAATGGAAGGTCAAGGCTTATCTGAAAGAGATGCATGTCACTCTCGAACCGTCTCCTTGGGCTGATAAGTATTCCGACTACGAGGACGAATGATATTCTTCGCAACATTAACAACGGCCTTTATGAGTAACTAACATTTTTGCAATAACTTGTAAAGGAGGTTTATTATGACAAACGGAACTGGATTTGGATTACTCAAAAACGTTGTAACTTATGCTGCTGGTGGCTTTTGTGCCGTCATGGCGATCATTGCCTTGTCTGCTCATGAGGATGCTGAAAGAGAAAAGATTCGTAAAGAAGCATATGCCGAAGGAGAAGATCGAGGCAAGTGGAAAGTCTTAGACGCCATCGATAGAGAGACCAGGTATCATGGTGAGAAGCATTTTGAGTATATTGTTAAAGACCAATGGTCTGATGAACTGAAACAGTACAAATTCGTAGCAAAAAAGATTAGCGACAAATAATTAGCACTGGCCTCTGTAAGTATCGAAATGATATTTGCAGAGGCTTTTGCTTTTTCGCATAATTTACATCCTCCATTATAGAAGTAACAATTCAAATCAACTTTTATAAGGAGGAAACAAAATGATTAAGAAATGGCTTGACACACCGGTAACATGGAGAAGATATTTCAAGATGTGTGGGGTATGCAGTATTATTACCACAATTTATTGTATCTGGCTCTATGTCAAGATCGGGCTTATCGAGCTGCCCAAAATCAAGATTCCATTCCTGAAGAAAAAGGAAGACGAAGAAGAGTAAAATTCTGAGCGGAGGCTCATCGTGATATTTACGATGGGTCTTCTGCTTTCGCGAAATTAACAAACCTCCTTATAGGTAACTATTAACGTAGCAACTATTTTGAAACCAATAAGGAGGACAAAATGAATATTTTCAAGAAACTTGCCAAATGGTACCTGATTTGGAACACGTTCGTGCTGTATGTTACGTACACTGGAATGTGCATGGATTTCATGTACAAACGTAGAGGACGTACGGCGGACCTTGTTCACGGACCGATGGCGGCGCATGAGAAGTCATTCAGAAATGCCAAGTATGGTTGGAAGAAGTGGCTTGATTCGTTTACTAAGTAAGACCTTACAAACGGACCCTGCGGTATCAATAAAAAGATATTTGCAGGGTCTTTTTGTTTTTCAATATTTTAGCTAATAAACCTGCTGCGAAAATCCTGTAGCCCTAACGGGTTATTGAAACTTTATTAATTACCTCCTTTCTTATTGTTTGCCTACCTCCATAAGGACAAGTACCAGCAGGTTTATTATATATTTGGAGGAACTATGGACTATAGATACAAAATTGTAAAGTTTGACGAATACTGTCACAAATGTAAGAACAAGGATGTAAAAGAAACTGAGAATCCTTGTAATATTTGTCTCAGCATTCCAGTCAGAGAAGCAACAAGAATGCCTGAAAAATTTGAGGAGGAGAAGAATGGCAGGTAAAAAACTTGTAATCATCATTAATGGTAAAGGCGGATGTGGTAAAGATACAATCTGCGATATTTTGGAGAAGTATTATCCCACCAAACGCATTTCGACGATCACAAAAGTCAAGCAGGCAGCAAGACTTATATTTGGTTGGGGAGGCGGTAAAAATCTTAAAGACCGTAAATTCTTGTCCGATTTGAAAGATCTCTGGACTGACTATAACGATGGGCCTTTTATGTATGCTATTGATCAGTTTAATAAGTTCGCTGAGAAACCGGTTGCTGCGTACAACGAGATCCTTATCATGCACGTTCGCGAACCTGGTGAGATCAAGAAGATCAAAGACCGCATCAACTTTATCAGTAACATTCCTTGTGTAACGCTTCTCGTAAAGTCTCCTCGTACTGAGAGCGTTGAGTATGGTAATGAAGCAGACGACCTCGTTAATAAATACCCCTATGACTGTGTGTATAGCAACGAAGCACCGCTTGATGTATTAGAAGAACATTTTATGGATTATTTTTATAGGTTTATCGCACCGTCATGGCAGGAATCTCACTAAGACAATACCAGATTGATGCTGTTAACCAGATGAAAAAGGGCTGTATTCTCTGTGGTGGTGTTGGAAGTGGTAAGTCCAGAACAGCCTTAGCCTATTATTATATTTTACATGGTGGAAAACTTGACACCGATGACTATGTAAAGATGAAAAACCCTACGGATCTTTACATTATTACAACAGCTCGCAAACGTGATACCTGCGAGTGGGAACAAGAGCTAAGTCCCTTCATGCTTACTACCAATCCTGAAGTAACTTTATACGAAGGCCTGAAAGTTGTTGTGGATTCTTGGAACAATATTAAGAAGTATGAAAACGTCACCGATTCCTTCTTTATATTTGACGAACAAAGAGTCGTTGGTTCCGGACAGTGGGTAAAATCGTTTTTGAAAATTTGCCGCAATGGGAATTTTTGGATTTTGCTTTCAGCCACACCAGGAGACAATTGGCTAGATTATATTCCAGTATTCATAGCTAATGGTTTCTACAAAAACCGTACAGAGTTTATGCAGGAACATGTAGTACGCAATGGCTATGTCAAGTTCTTTAAGGTAGAAAGATATTTAGGTACACGCAGGCTAGAACGACTAAGAAATAGTATTCTGATTAACATGGACTTCAGACGACCTACGATCCAGCATCACGAAGACATCTGGGTTGAATACGACCATCAAGGCTATCGTGATATTTGCAGAAATCGATGGAATCCCTGGGAGAACGAGCCTATTAAAAATGCCAGCGAGTTCTGTCAATGTCTGAGGAAGATTGTCAACCTGGATGAGTCGAGATTAACTATGCTACTTCAGATCCTGGAGAAGCATCCGAAGGCTATTATATTTTACAACTACGACTATGAGCTTGAGATTCTCAGAGACATTGGCGACTATTTCTATCCTAGATTAGAAATTGCTGAGTGGAATGGCCATAAGCATCAGCCAATACCTGAGGGGGACCGGTGGATCTATCTTGTACAGTACAATGCTGGAGCAGAAGGATGGAACTGCATCAGGACAGACACTATTATATTTTACTCTCAGAACTACAGCTATAAGGTTATGGTGCAAGCGTCTGGACGAATAGACAGAATGAATACGCCTTTCACAGATTTATATTTCTATCATCTAAAGTCTCGTAGCGGCATTGATCTGGCAATAGCTAAAGCACTCAAAGACAAGAAAAAGTTTAACGAGACTAGGTTTTACGCCAAATAAACAATCCTCCTTATAGAAGTAACTAATTTTATATTTCTAAAAAAGGAGGAAACAAAAATGAAAGCAATGAAATCTGTTAGGATTGAGAGTTCTTTATTTAACAAGGAGCTCACAGTATTGTGGGAAACAGATATGGGGCTTACAGAACTCAGTGTTCTTCTGGCACGCAGTAGATCTGATGGCTGGTACTTTGTCATTCTCAGAGACGAAGTCGGTCATTTTCTGGAAGTAATGGAAATGACTGACAAATCGACTCCGGAATACAAAGTGTTTAGAAGTCAGCTCGAGCATGCTTTTGGAACTATTGAGGTCGAGGTCACTATCGAAGTCGAGCACAGACGGTGGATGGTAGAAATCAGATAAAGTAATAACTTTCAACCCGGAGGTGGCTCTTAATTGAGTTGCCTCCTTTTTTTTTTCGCAAAATTTGCATGCTCCTTTATGGACGAATAGTGTCCGTATGTTTAGAAAGGAGAACTTATTATGGTACATGACTGGAGATCAATATTTGTTGACACTAATACTGAGAGAAATGGACGACATGTGATTCTGAAATTTGTTGACGAAAACGGAGAATCGCACGAGTTCAGATTAAACTCGATGAATGTCAACTGGCTTCGAGAGGCATTAAAGCGAGGTAAGCGCCTTGCTAAAATGGCGGACGAGATTGACGTCTAATTTTAACAGTGAGGACTGTCGTTATATTTGCGATGGTCCTTTTAGTTTTTTTTTTTGCTAAAGGAGTAATTATGGTCTGTGGAATTAACATGGAAGCAACTTGCAAACGACTCGATGATCTTAGGCTGGAGCGCAATCTGTCTATAAAAGATATTCAGAACCACTTCGGTTTCGAGACTCCTCAGGCAGTGTATAAATGGATGCGTGGTAAAGCAATTCCTTGCATCGACAACCTTGTTATTCTGGCAGATCTGTATCAGTGCAAGGTAGATGACATGCTGGTATGTGAACAGTTTTAAGGAGGGTGATATTTATGGCAATGAGAATATGTCTTGAAGAAGATTACGTACTCAAGACTCTAGCAAAATCTAAAAAGAACGACCTGGCTGTGATTGATATTGACAACATCGATCCAAAGTATGTCAGAGAAGCAGTGGCACGAGGAGTGCACGTATATGGTTATTTAAATGCGTGTGCTCTAGAGAAGGAGCGTGATTACTACGACGAATTCGAGGATCTCAGAATTGCAAAATATTCTGGATGGCCTGGCGAATACTGGGTCGACGTTACAGATGAGAGATGGCAGAAGCACCTCATTGACGAGGCAAAACGCTTCAAGGAAGCCGGCTGCAAAGGTTTATATTTTGACAATACCGACCTGTACTACATGTGTGTGGTCGGATTTAGAGAAGAGAAGGCAGATCTTATTAAACCTGCTCCTAGAGGATGGTCAGTATATGAGTCACTTCTCAAGGTTATGAACACACTGGTTCACGATGTTGGACTAACAGTAATGCCCAATGGCGGCGACTCCTTTGTAACAAAGCTCATCCAGAACGGTCATAAGGATCTGGTAAAGACTGTTATTCAGGAGAGTGTTCTGTTTAACAACAACAAACGAGTATCAAAAGAAGATAAGATCTATTTTACATCCTATCTCGACTGGTGTAAGGAGAAAGGTATTTATATTCGTGGAATCGAGTATTGCACGAAGTTCAGATACAAGACCGAAGCTAAAGCCTACTACAAAAAGCACGGCTGGCAGGGTCTTTATATTTCGCCGCATTCTGATCTGAGAGGAGATTAACCATGTCGAGAATTGAATTAGGACCTGGATTTCTTATCATGGAGCCTGTCAAAAGAAAAAGGTGTAAGGATTGCAACAAGTTCGACACCGTCCCTGGAATGAAATGGGGTATTTGTGATCGTAGGCGCCGATCTAGCAATCACGCCGACACAATGATCACCGGTCCAAACAGGCCATGCTTCTATACCAATGATGAATACGAAAAGAAGGAGGAAAGCGATGGATTGTAAATTATACATTCCTGTAACATGGATCTATGAACAAATTAAAGAACATCCTGGTATGCACGCCGCCTCCTGGAACTATCTGCTTGATCTGTGGGATGCCATCTTCTCGAAGCAAGATATTCTCAGCAGCCTGTTAAGAATGACGAATATGTCAGGTTGCACAAAGATCCTGGAGCGGCACATGAATTTTGGAAAGAAGGAAACGAATGGGAAATAAAGAAAACGGAGAAGTAACCAAGCTGGTGGACGCAATTGGTACGCCGGCTATGTTTGAGATGATGGCAGAAGAAGCTACAGAGCTGTCTTATGCTTGCCAGAAGTTTGCAAGATATTTGCGTGGAGAGAATCTTGTACATGGTAAGACAGAAGAAGAGATGCTTGCCAACGTGCATGAGGAAATGGCTGATGTATATGTTACCTTGAGAGAACTCAGGAAGGTCACAGAGTATATCGACAACGCTAAGATCGGTGACACTATAGACGAGAAGCGTAAGAGGATGGCTACTCGTCTTGGAGTCAAAGCAGATTCGTTTATATTTTAACATGCTTAAAAGGAGGATTGAACATGATCAAGATTGAAAACGTTAGCACTGCTGGATGGGTGCCGGCTATTAGAGGAGCTCGTAACCCTATGAATTCGTGGGAGTTGAGTGACTCGCTGGTCGATAACGAACCTTGCGGAACAATTGATGACATATTTGGAGAAACCGTATTCTCCGACGAAGACAGTGAATTCGGCTACTATATGTATGACGGACCCGAAGAAAAAGAACATTTATATTCCTGGGCCATGAATGATCGTAAGCAGGCTGAGTTTGTGACCATCGTTGATGGAATTTGTATCGGTCCCAACGATCTGAAACTCCTGAGTAATCTTGCCAAGGCCGGATCCGATGAGGCCAAGTTCCGGAGAATGATCGTGGTGTATGTTGATATTACCGCCCCGATGTACTGGTGGAAGGAAGCCGACACATACAAGGTCGGCACTGTCAGGAATTCCTGCTCCACAATGCACAAGATCCATGCTAAGGAGTTCACTCTGGAGGACTTCTCGACGGAGCATTTGTTTAACAAAGAGGATTTTATAAACGGAGACAAGAGTGTTCCCTTTGAAGAAGATCCAGCGCTATCGGCAATTACTGTAGATGGCGATAGAGCGTATTTTACTTCAACAGGTTTTGTAGAAATGATTTGTGATGTTCTAAATCATTACCGCGATTTATATCTGCAGACCAAGGACAAGAAATATTGGTGGCAGATGATCCAGCTTCTTCCTTCGTCCTACAATCAGCGGGCTACTCTGATGCTAAACTACGAGGTTCTGGCCAATATGTACCATGCCAGAAAGAACCACAAACTTGACGAGTGGCATGAGTTCTGCGAGTGGATCGAGACTTTGCCGTATGCTGAGGAGCTGATTATTTGCCAGACTGTTGAAGATTTACCAACCAGCCCGCTTTTAGATCCGAAATACAATGAGGGTGAGCGATGGTAACAATGACACTCAGCTTCAAAACATGGTGCCTTAGGTATCATCGGGAAATCTATTTTCTTTTACTGTTTGGGCATATTGAACTGCTGACCGATGATATGAAAAAAGAATATCTGAACTGGTGCCGCACAGATGAAGGGAAGAAATATCTTGAAGGCGGAGAAGAATATTTGAGAAGGAGGTGAGTGAATGACAACAGTTAATTGCTTTTTGGAAGAGTGCATTTATTGCAAGGATAACATCTGCACTAAAGACACGATCACTCTCGATGAAGAACATTGCGGCATTGGCGGATGCGACGATGGGTGGGAGTTTCCTGAGGAGGAAGACGATGACTAATATATTTACCGCTATTGGAATTGCAACAACAATAACTATAGGTTTTGTATTATTAGAATTCGTTGCCGACTTAATTTCAAACGCAATAGACGAAGCTAAATGGACATACAAGTATAGACATCGCTTTGATAAACCTCCAACAGCGGCGTGTTATTGCATCGATTGCAAGTTTCACGGAGACGGTAAAGATCGTACAAGATGTACAAGCCCTCGAGACTATACGGCAGACGAGTGGTTTTGTCAGGCTGCAGAACCTAAAGCAAAGGAGGATTGAATGAATAAAAAAGATCATAACTACAACGTTCAGGTTACTGGTTTTGAAGCGATCTTATTTCTTGCATTCTTACTGGTTCCATGGTGCGTTGGAATGCTGGATATTTTTAACTCGTTTTGGAATATTGTGTTGAGGTGAGCGATGATAAAACTTGAAGTTGAAGATTACTGTCAGGATTGTCCAAAGTTTGAGCCAGTATATAGTCATGTACGATATTTAGGTACTGGTAAATGTGATACTTTTGTTGAATGTGAGCATAGAATGAAATGCTATGGTATTGTAAAAAGCGTGGCCAGAAAGGAGAACCATGGGCAGAGCTGAAAGGAGACATAAGCCTAAGCAGGACAATAGTTATATTTATCAAGAACGCCGTTGGAAAGCTCACATTAGAGAGATGGTCCCGAAGATTTATGCCGGATTCTGTCTTACTCTGAGTAGAAGATACAACATGGACTTCGATCATCTGGTAAATATTCTGGCAGAAACTCAGGCACTTTGGCAGTCTGACGGTAACAACGGCTTTGATATTCTCAAGACATGCTCTGAGGAAACTGGTATTAACCTCTTGAGCAAAGTAACAGCCAATGCGTTAGGAGTCGAAGGAGATGCTGAGGTATGAGTAAAGCTTTGAAGTGTGATATTTGCGGCGGGTTTTTTAACGGGCTTAGCTGCATCAATGTTGTGAACAAAAAGACAATGCCTAACGATATGATGATTTATTATCGCGCTAGTAATGGTAATACTAAAACCGTATTTGACTATGATATTTGTCCGGAATGTTACCTGGCTATTAAGAAAGCCATTGACGCCCGCAGAAAAAAGACCGATCCGTTTGAAGACGATCTGAAATAAGTTACGCGAAACTAACTTCTTCTATTATAGGTAAGTAACAGTTAATCCTGTAGTAGGAGGAAAGTATGGCAACTTATGAAGAACTGGTACATCAGGAAATGCGGGATAGAGTGAAGGAAGCCTGTAACAGGGCTGGCGGACGAAGAAAATTGTCCGAGCAGATGGGTATTCATTACGACTTTATCTCTGATATTTGTGATGGGAAATATTATCCGTCAATACAGACGTTCGAATTAAGATTCGGACCTCTTGAGACGAAAAGGCCTGTCGAGGTATCTGAGAAGAAGAGTGATGGTGACCAGGACTCTCTGGACAAACTGAATCTGCCTGTCACAATCAGGTGCCCGGAATTCGATCAGCTTGTAACACTGATGGCTAAGGTCGGATACGATGTCAGAATCGTACTCGACAGGTAAGTAACAGTTAACGACCTAACCCAAAAGGGCTTGTATAGCAAAACGCTATGCAGGTCCTTTTGCTTTTTTCGCAGAATTCACAAAGCCCTTTATGGTAACTATCGGTAATTGATATTTTACAAGGAGGAACAAAATGGAGTTCTGTGTGGAAAACATTGTTACGAGAACGAGAAAACTTCGTGATGAGTTTGGGTCATCGAAGGCTCTTAGCGAAGCTTCTGGCTGTTCACTTGCTATGGTAAGTAATTACTGTAGCCCGGCTTATCTGAAAAAGCATAAAACAGACCGGAAAACATGGGAGAAATATTTTGGATTGTGGGATCATCCCGCAGTTGAAGATGTAAAACCTGTTGAACCTGTCGACGATACTAAAGATATTACCGAGGCGCAGGTTGATGAACCTAAGGCGGTAGAACAGATCGAAGCTCCGGCTAAAAAGAAGGCCAGAATCGTCATTGAGGTTCCCTCGTTGGAGGAACTGGAAGAAACATTAAGTTCATTTGGCTTCCGTCTGGAATTTATACCCAGATAGGAACTATAAACACGGGGTTCACACTCGAAAAGAGCGTGGGCCCTTTTGTTTTTGATATTTAAGGAGGATTTATGACAGATCATCAGAGTAGGGAAATGATTGCAGCATTAAAGGATATTTCTACAAATCTCAAAATTATTAACCGTAACGTCAACTATCTCGGGAGAAAACTCGAGATGATCGATTCCACTCTTGAGAACGCTAGACATGATCGCAATACCATGCCTAGCACTGAGGCGACTGAGGAAGAGCCGGCGGTTCGAGTCAGCGATATTGAGGCTTGGAACGGAAACTTCTATGACAACCTCAGTGTTGACCACAATCTGAATGACCAGGAAACGTCTATGGTATTTGGCTGGATCAACCGTATGCTCAAAGATCTGGCTAAACAGGATAAGATTGTCAACATTGATATTCAGAAAGGAGAATAACTATGAAACTTAAGAACGAAGCTTTGCAGGAACTGTACGAAACGATTGTAAACGGCACCTTTACTTTTTCACCATATGCGGATTCTCCGATCGATAAAGCGTTCAAAGAATGTGACGATTGCATTGGAAACCTTCAGAACACCAATGACATTTTGGAGAAATCTAACGGAACTCTTCTGGGTGCAAATCTTGATCTGTGCAGTAAGAACCGCGATCTTAAAAACCGGATCAAGCAGCTTGAGAAAGACCACGAATCTGATGTAAAAGTTATCGGTAAACTTCATAGTCAGATGATTAACCTTGAGGATGAGAAGACCGAACAGGAAAAGCGCGCTGATATTCTGAAATCCCAGCGTGATATGCTTAAGAAAGATCTCGATGATGCTAAAAATCAGCTGAAATACTTTACGAAGAGCAGAGATGATTGGCGTAGCAGAGCTAAGCACGAAGAGAAACAGAAACTTGAACAGTTAAAGCGTGCTGACAGTCTGGCGGATCAGGTCGAGCAGCTTAAGAAAGAGGTCGGTAATTTGCAGAGCAGAGCTCATTGCGCTGAAGACGAGGTCGAGCAGCTTAAGGAAGATCGTGATATTTGGATGCGGAACAATGGTGAGAAACAGGCCAGGATAGCGGAACTGCTGAAAAAACTCAAAGCCAGAGAAGAAGAGCTCGACGCATGGACTAAAAAACACCTCGAAGCTACTACTCAGATCGATGAATTGAAAAAGCAGCTTGACGAACTTACATCGCAGTATCAGAAGCTCACCATCGAGAACAAGAGGCTTTATGAGCAGGGTCAGACCGATCTCTGGGATATGCTGCAGAATGTGAATGACTCTCAGCCCAATGAGTTTGACGTCGAGTGTAAAAGTATGGAAGACGTCATAGGCATGGATCTAGAAGACTTCCTTGATATTTATAAGAAATGGCAGGAACAGAAAGAAACCGATCGTATGAGAGATTGGTTGGCTGATTTCTGTTATGGACGAGTCTGTGAGGGATGCCCGCTTGAGTCCAACGAATACAAATGTGGCTGCGGATATTCTTTCAGAAAGGCTGCTCCTTACGATATTAAAATCATCCCGGATAAAGACATAAAAAGATATTACGAGAAGGCACTGAAGAATGGTAAACTCTTTGACTCTACGACCATGGAAGGAGTCAACAAGGCAATCTCTAAAGCTTGTGAGAATTTCTGTAAAGCCGTGCGGGATGCTGATATCAAGATCAAAGAAAACATTCCTCGTAATGCCTGGGAATGCACTCTTGAAGCAAATGTCGAAGTCAACAGGGATCTTGTAGAAAAGGCTTTCGGTATTAAGCTCGAGGAGGGGCATAAACTCGAGTATGGCGATGCTGTGAGAGTTCCTTGGCGTGATTACGACTACATGTATATCGGGCCTGATGAGAAAGAAGAAACAATTGTTCGTATGTTTGATCCGAAGAACCATGCTATAGGTACTTCACATATCGGAAATGTGAGGTATAACGGAGGCAAGATCATTATCTGTGATGAAGAAGATCTTCGAAAGATCTGGAAAGACAAGAAATAATAAGGAGACAATATGATTGTGAACTACTGTATAGCGTTTTTTGCTGGTGTTCTGGTCGGCATCATACTTGGAAGTTGGAACTGATTGATATTTAAATAAGTTACCGTTGTTGAAGAGGGTCTGCTAGCTTTGCAGGCTCTCTTCCTTTTTATATTTTTGGAGGGAAAGATATGTCCTTTTCGAAACTTGCAACTGTATTTATTCCGTCGCCCAATCGTAACAAGCAGAGAACTGAGAAAGTGATCTACTTCACGCCTCACTGCATGGTCGGACAGCTGTCTGCCAAGCGTTGTGGTGAGCTCTTTGCTAAGTCGTCTTATCAGGCTTCATCCAACTATGGCATCGGCACTGCTGGTGTGATCGCCGGCTATGTGGATGAAGAAGACAGATCGTGGTGTACTAGTTCTGCGTGGAACGACAACCGTGCCATCACCGTCGAGTGTGCATCCGATACCAAGCATCCGTACGCAATGAATCAGCAGGTCTGGGACGCTCTGGTCGCTCTTGGTGTGGATGTTTGCCAGCGATATGGCAAGAACAAAATGCTGTGGTTTAACGACAAGAAGACCACGCTGAACTACAAGCCTAAGTCCAACGAGATGGTGATCACCGTACACAGGTGGTTTGCTGCTAAGGCTTGCCCTGGCGACTGGCTGTACAACCGTCTTGGTAAGTTTGCCGATGAAGTGAACGCTAAGCTCAGTAAGACAGTCCTTCCGAATGAGAACAAGATCGCCGAGCACCCTAAGACCGGTATTGATATTCCTACAGAAGACGATCGCGCTTACTTCATCTGGAATTATCTCAGCAAGAAAGGCTTGAACGACTATGCTGTTGCTGGTCTCATGGGTAATCTGCAGTGTGAATCCGCTTTGAGACCAAACAACCTTCAGAACTCCTTCGAGATCAAGGAAGGCTGGACTGACAAGAGCTACACCAAGGCTGTCAACGATGGCACATACGCCAATTTCATCCATGACAAGGCTGGTTATGGTCTTGCACAGTGGACTTGGTGGAGCCGTAAGCAGGCGCTTTTATATTTTGCAGAGAAGAGAATGGTCTCTATCGATGATCTGAAGATGCAGCTTGACTTCCTTTGGGAGGAGCTGGGGGCCTACAGTCATGTCATGAAGGTTCTCAGCAAGGCAAACTCCATCAAAGAGGCGTCAAACGTCGTTCTGAGGGAGTATGAGAGGCCTGCTGTGGTCGTAAATAACGATAAATCCGGTATTACAAAGGCTCTGAACGCTCGTACAAGCGCTGGTAAGGAGTTCTACGACAAGTTTTCGGCCAATTCCAAGGCTGTAAACATCGCTGAGCTTAATTATTATATTCAGTACGGCGCTTTCAGCAGCAAAAATAACGCCAAAAAGAGGCTGTACGAGGTCAAAAACAAGGGTCTTGAGGCTGAGATCGAGAAATTTGATGGATATTATCGTGTCCGCAGTCAGTATTATGACGGTGTAACAGATCTGCTGAATGCTGAGGCTGCACGAGCCAGGAAATCCGGGTTCAACATTCTTATTAAGTCGAGGTAAGTATGGTTACATTAGGCACTTTATTGACATTTTACGGGCTTATTATACTCGTATCGTTTGTTTACATCGGAGGCGCAATCGTAATTGGTTGTGCCATTTGTTTTTTTGCTAACTTTTTAGTTGACTTTTTAGTTGAAAAAATGAGGAATTTACGACATGGCCACAAAAACTCTGTATAAAATTCAGCTTGGAGCGTATAAAAACAGGCCAAATGCTGAAAAAACTGCCGCTGTAGTGAGAGCACAAAAGTTTCCTGCTGCTGTAATTCAGATAAATGGATTATGGAAGGTCCAATCAGGTGCTTTTTCTATCAAATCTAACGCAGAAAAGCGATTGAAAGATATTCATAATGCCGGATTGCACTTAAAAGACCCATATAAGTCTTATAAAAACACTTTTCTTAAGGCAATCATGGTCACAGTGCCTGGAGAACATGACAAAAAGCCTGCTGAGAAGTATGGAGCTGAGAAAGTTTATGATCTGATGAAGCCTTACATCGATTCTGAAACGGCTCACAGCGACTTCATAAAGAACTATAATGCCTTCATTGATGTTTTTAACGCTAAACACGGCACAAATCACTCCAAAATGAGCAAGACAGACTCCTGGTGCACAGCATTTCTGGATCTTATCTTCTATCAGGCTGGATATTTGGATCTTATCGGCTATGGAAAGCGCGCTAAAATCCTTATGGACAAGGCTAATGAGAAAGGAACTTGGAAATCTGGATCTGACGATCTGAAATTTGGTGATATTGTCATCTATCAGGACGAAAAAGGTAATCCGAATCATTCTGAATTCGCTCTTGGCGGTCATTATTTCATCTCAGGCAACTACAATGGCGGTGTTCACAAACGTTATCGTAAGAGTTTCAAGCCTATCAAAGGTAGAATCAGACCCAAATACCCGTCTGAACCAGGAAAGGAGGGTGACTTGCCTCCCTATGTTAGGGTATGGGCGATACGTTTCTGGGAAAGCGATCATGAAAAGTACGGTGATGCCACAGCATTTATCCAGTACGAGTCTGATAACAAGACTATTAAACATGTCATTCTGGTCGATACCGGAATGAACCACACTGATACAATCAAGAAACTGAAGGCTGCCGGTGTTAAGAAGATCGATGCTGTTATCATCTCACACGATCATTCTGATCATTATGGATATTTGAACAATGACGAGAAGAAAGCAATCCTTGATGAGTTCGAAGTCGGTCATGTCTACTTCCCTGATCAAACCGGTGTTAGACGTTATCAGCCTGAATATGCTAACAGAATTGCCAGACAAGCTGCTAAATGCCTTGCTCATGGTGTTGGATATTCTTACGTCAGTGTTGGAGACGTCATCAAGATCGGATGCTTTGAGTGTAAGGCTATCTTCCAGGCTGACGCTAAGAAGCTGAAGGAAAAAGAAGGACATCACTTCATTAACAACATGTCCATGATCTATCACATTGTGGTGGACGGTACATGGATATTTGATATGGGTGGTGACGCTCAGGTTGAAGCTCAGAGACAGATGCTTGAGGCTTTCAAGGATCGTATTGAGGAGATCATGTGTCATGTTATGAAGATTCGTTGGCATGGCGATCGTGATGGTATCACAAAGGATTACGTTGATGCTGTCAAATGTATTCTTGCTTTCTGTAACTACCATGGTTCTGAGAATGGAAGTGGCCGTAAATCTACTTACAACGTCTTCCGTGATCGTGGTGCTATTGTTGCTACGAACTACAAAGATGGCGAAATCTACATGGATATTCGTGGCAAGAAGATGGAGGTCAAGGGTTCTAAGACTGGACATATTAAGACGTTCGAACTCTGATTGATATTCTGAGGAGGATTGGTGTGAAGAAAAACATAGGCGGAAGACCAAGGAAAAACGACTCTGAGAAGAGGGATCATTTGATACCTTTTCGAGTCTCTGAAAGCGAGTACGAACGTCTGAAAGAGGCTGCCGGGATGAGAAAAATTCCTATTACGAGGCTCATTAGAGAGCGTTTATGGTTATTTTTGGACGAGTAAATCGATATCTAAAAACCCCTCTTTTCTGCCCACTTTTGTCGGTCAAAAATGGGCTTTGGCCAAAACTTTTTGACCATTGAATTTTACGGAAGAACGAAAATAGTAAATAGATATCTAAAAACCCTCTGTTCTGCCCACTTTTGTGGCCAATGGCCACTTTTGCCCACTTTGAAAATGGCCACGAAATTGGGTTTTTAGATATCGATTTACTAGTTTTTAGATATCTAAAAACCTCTTATGGCCAAAAACCCACTTTTATTTAGAGTTAATACGCGATAAAAAAAAATAATAATATATATTAGTTTACAAAAAAAAGTGGGTTTTTGGCCAGAGCTAATAAATAGATATCTAAAAACTAATTGCCATTCTCAGACTCATTTTGGGCTCTACCAGATCGGTAGGGCCTTTTCTTTTGCTCTTTTTTACTTCGCAAAATTTTCAGGTCCTTTTATGAGAGGGAAGAGGTATATATTGCGACTTTAGCAATTCCTAACCCTTTTTCTTTTTCTGGATATTTAGAAAGGAGTATCGAGTGGGAAGAAGAGAGAGTGACTTTCAAGCAAAATTGATCAAGGATATTGAACAACAATTTCCAGGATCTATTGTGACCAAGCTTGACTCATCACACATTCAAGGCATTCCGGATCTATTGATATTGTACGGAGACAAATGGGCTACCTTGGAATGTAAGAAGAGCGAAAGAGATTATCGAAACAACAAACGACCAAACCAAGATATTTACGTTGACCGAATGAACGACATGTCATTCTCAAGGTTTATCTATCCAGAAAATAGAGAGGAGGTTATGAGTGAACTTCAACAGGCATTCGAATCTTGAAGGCGGGCAACACGCCTTTCTTGGAGCCAGTAAGTATCACTGGATATTTTATGATGAAGCTAAAGTTGCTGAAGCGTATAAAAGAGCTCTTGCGGCTCAGAAGGGAACAGAGTTACATGCGTTCGCTGCTCAGTGCATTAAGCTTAGACAAAAACTTCCAAAGTCGAGAAAAACGTTGAACATGTATGTCAACGACGCAATCGGCTACAGGATGACACCGGAACAGATTTTATATTATTCACCAAACTGTTTCGGTACTGCAGATACCATTGCGTTCAATGATGCAAAAGGATTTCTCCGCATACACGATCTTAAGACTGGTGTGACACCTGCCCACATGGAACAGCTGATCGTCTATGCGGCTTTATTTTGTCTTGAATACAACTTCAAGCCAGGCGACATCGAGTATGAGCTTCGTCTGTATCAGTCCGATGATATTTTGATTTCCAATCCTGGTGTGGAGGACATTGCTCCTGTAATGGATAAGATTATCACTTTTGACCGAATAATTATGGATATTCGTAGGGAGGAAGAACAATGAGTCACAACGAAGACTTTTTGATGCATTACGGTGTTGGTAAGTTGGACGGCTCTCCTGGCAGAGGATCGGGAAGATACCCGCTTGGAAGCGGTAAGAACCCTAACCAGCATAGTGGCGATTTCATAAGCAGAGTAGAAGATCTCAGACGTAAAGGATTGAGCGATACTGATATTGCAAGGAATCTTAATCTTTCTACCACACAGTTTCGCGTTCAGATAGCAATTGCTAATGAAGAACGTAGATCTGTGAATGTAGCAACAGCAAGACGCCTCAGAGAAGAAGGCAACTCTCTTAATGAGATAGCAAGGAAGATGGGTTATAAGAATGACTCGTCCGTCCGAGCTCTTCTTAACGAGAATGCTGAGTCAAGAATGAATCAGTCTAAGGTTACTGCTGATTTTCTTAAGCAGATCGTTGATGAGAAGGGTATGCTTGACGTTGGTGCTGGTCAGGAAAGGTTTGCTGGTGTATCAAGAGTTAAGTTTGATGAAGCATTATACAGGCTGCAGCTCGAAGGCTATCCGGTTTATGGCGGATCTGTAGAGCAGGTAACCAATCCTGGTAAGAGAACTGTCCTTAAGGTTCTTTGCCCTCCTGGCACAGAACACAAGGACATTTATTCTCTTGATATTCATTCTATTGAAGAGTCTGACAAGATTCTTGTCGATAATGGAAACAAAATTGAGCCCGCTTTCAAGTATCCTGAGAGTCTTGATTCTAAAAGACTTATGATCAGATATGCAGACGATCCTGAAGGTGGCGCTATGAAAGATGGTGTCATTGAGCTTCGAAGAGGCTGCAAAGATCTTGACCTTGGTGAAGCCAACTATGCTCAGGTTCGCATCATGGTTGACGGAACACACTATCTGAAAGGTATGGCTGTCTATGGAGACAACATGCCTGATGGTGTCGATGTAATATTTAACACCAATAAGAAAGCCGGCACTCCTATGGAGAAGGTTCTTAAGCAGATCAAACCTGATAGAGAGAATCCATTTGGTTCACTGATTAAGGAACGTGGCGGCCAGTATTACTATGAGGATGAACACGGTAATAAGAAACTTGGATTGATCAACAAGCGTGCTGAAGAAGGTGATTGGGCTGATTACAGTGACAAACTTCCTTCGCAGTTTCTTAGTAAGCAGCCCATGAAGCTGATCAATCAGCAGCTCAATCTGACTATGAGCGATCGTAAGGCCGAGTTCGATGACATCATGGGTCTTACAAACAAGACTGTCAAAAGGGAACTTCTCAGATCATTTGCAGAAGACTGTGATTCAGCAGCGGTGCATCTTCAGGCAGCAGCTCTTCCTAGACAGAAGTATCAGGTCATCCTTCCATTGATGAGTATGAAAGACAATGAAGTCTATGCTCCCAACTATAAGAATGGTGAAAAGGTAGCTCTCATTAGATACCCTCATGGCGGTACGTTTGAGATCCCCATTGTTACTGTAAACAATAAGAACCAGGAAGGCAGAAAGGTTATTGGTACTAGTGCAAAGGATGCTGTCGGTATCAATGCTAATGTAGCATCAAGACTTTCTGGTGCTGACTTTGATGGTGATACCGTAATGGTTATCCCTATTGGTCCTAAATCTCAGGTTAAATCTACTAGCCCATTGAAAGGTCTCGAGGGATTCGATCCTACTGCAGAGTACGGTCCCGACAGTCCTGGTAGTGCAGGTAAGAACTATAAGAGAATGAGTGAGGGATACAAGCAGCAGCAGATGGGTGTTGTATCCAACCTTATTACAGACATGACGTTGAGGGGTGCTACTGATTCAGAACTTGCTAGAGCAGTACGCCATAGTATGGTGGTCATTGATGCTGTTAAACATGATCTTGATTACAAAAGAAGTGAGAAAGAGAATGGTATAGCAGAATTAAAACGTTCTTATCAGAGGAGGGTAGATGAGAACGGGAAGGAGCTAGGCGGAGCATCGACCCTTATCTCTAGGGCAAAGAGCCCTGTCTATGTGGACAAGCGAAGAGGAAATCCAATCATTAATGAAGATGGATCTCTTAGCTATAAGACAGCGCCTCCTCAAGCATTTAAAAACAAAGATGGTTCTATTGTTTATAAGAACCGGCAGGAGAAGAGCACCCAGATGGCAGAGGCTAAGGATGCTATGGAGCTTTCTTCTGGCACAAAGCAAGAGAATGCTTATGCTAACTATGCTAACTATATGAAAGCCCTTGCTAATCAGGCTCGTAAGGAGATGCTTGCTACAGGAAGGGCAAAGTTCTCTGCTTCTGCAAAAGAAACATATAGAAAAGAAGTCGATGATCTTATGGCTCAGTACAATGAAGCCCAAAAGAATAGACCTAGAGAAAGACAGGCTCAGTTGCTGGCAAGTAACAAAGTGAAAGCCATTCAGCAGAGCAACCCCGATCTGGATAAAGAGGAGCTTAAAAAGGTAAAGAATACCGCCCTCAAAGAAGCTCGTTTACAGGTGGGTGCAAAAAGAGTGCCTATAAAAGTAACAGACAGATCATGGGAAGCTATACAGAATGGTGCTGTTTCTGATAGTACCCTTTCTAGTATGCTTAAGTATATGGATGCTGACGATCTTAGAAAGAGAGCTACTCCTAGAGCAACTAAAGAACTTAGTAGTTCTAAACAGGCTCTTATTAAGACTATGAAAGCTAGTGGCTATACTAATGAAGAGATAGCTAATAGATTAGGTGTATCATCATCTACCATTAACAAGTATAAGTAACACTACATATAGTGTGCTAGATAAGAAAGGAATAACATGGCTTCTGCACTAACAACTGTGGACAATCCTTATGATCCGTTCGCAGACTTTGATAAGTGGTTTCTATTTGACATTGTTGGAGGCTACAACTCTTGTGGTTACTTAGCAAGAATTGCAAACACAAGTGAACAACTTACTGAGGCCGAGAACATGGCTGAAATTGAACGTGCAATAGATGAAATAGTACAGTTCAATCCAACTTTGTACAAAAAAGTTACTAAATAATAATAATTTTGTGTAATTTTCTGTAAAATTCGCAAAAAATATAAGAAAATAAATAAAATAATATAAACATAAATAATATCAATATGGGGCTTGTTTATGTTTATACCGGGGGGAGGGGTCAAAAATTATACCCTCCCCCTTGCAT